CAATCGATCCAACACTGATATCTGGAGCATCTTTTACGGCTGACATCTATGGACAAACTGGCAACCACGGAAAGATGAACATTGCCAACGTTGCGCTGATCGTCTACTACACCGGGACGCCGCCCCCGGCGACGACAGCGATCCAGGTGGTTCCCCCGGCGTTCTACAACCCATCGATCAACACGCTGGGTGTCGATCCCAATGCGCCGTTTCCTGGGCTGGATTTGCAACCGGCAACTGTGGCGACACTGCCAGACGCTGCTACGCCGCCAGTGGGCACAATCTACTCGGTGATGGACGGGACGAGCGCGACGGACTGCACCACGGGCGGCAGCACGCATACTGTGCTGTGCCAGACCAATGGGACGGCATGGAGCGCGTTCAGCGCAGGCAGCAGCGGAATCACCGCGCTCACCGGGGATGTGACGGGATCTGGAAGCGGGAGCGTGGCGGCGACCGTGAAGGGACTGAATGCGGTTCCGTTCTGCACGGGGTTCGCACCGACGAATGGCCAGAATGTGCAGTACACAACCGCGAGCACTCCAAACCCCTGTTACGCGGCGGCAACAGCAGCGGCGACAGCTGCTGCTGTTACGCACCAGTATCTCACTGGATATTCAGCAATAACTGGAGCTTTTACCCAGGCCCAACCGACGCTCGCTGATATTTTGGGTGGGATAGCGCCAGGAGCCACTTATGATTTTTCCAATGCTTCAGTATTTCTTCCGCAGGTGGGCGGAGGCAATACTATGTATGCGGGCCAAATTCTTTACGATAGTACCTATAATAACTGGCATATATGGGCCAGTGGCGCGGATAAACTCCTTCCGGTCTTCAGCGCAGCAGCACCACCTACGCCCGGGCATCTTGCGGAGTTCCAAAAAACAGCGAATGCATGGAGCCTTGTTGATGGGGGCGCACCGTCGGGCGGAGGATCGGTGTCCTACAACCCGGCGAACACGCTCTACGTCTTCACCGGCGACTCGATTCTGGCCGATGACACGCAAGTGCTGGCCCCGCAGATTGCAGTGACGGGCGGAAGCTGCAATGGGACGGTCTGCACCATCACCAACAGCGGCACGAATGGGCTGGCGGTGAGCGACTGGGTTTTTGTTGGCGCTAATGTAACAGGGTTCCCATCCCCGCCGAGTCCGTTTAGCAACGCCACCACTGGATACGGGTTTTTCCAGGTTCTCTCAACAGGATTGAGCAGCACACAGTTTGAGTTCAACTACACCTATGCCACGGCGACGATTACAGGCGGCACGGTGCAGCGCGCAAACTACTTTCTGGCTCAACAGACGATGCAGCAGCCCTTCTTCAATGGACACGGTGCATTCAAAATAATACTCGATTCCAATAATTATTTGGCAGGCATCGACTCTGACTACACCGCTTTGTTCCACTCGATTAGCCCGGTAATGACGGGGAACACGCCTGAGTACCTTATCATCAACGACATCTTCAATAACGACCTGCACGACTGCGCGACGGCGGCAACGATCGAGGGTCATCTGCAATCCATCTGGGCGAAGGCGCACACGGATGGGTGGGTTGTAGTGCAGGGAACTTCCACTTTTGCGCCCTGGAACAACATGAGTTGCCCATCAGTGTTTATCAACGCAGCTAGGATAAATAATTGGCTGTACAGCCAAGGAAAAACCAGCTTCAACACTACAGGCTTGTACGCTGGAGAATATTGGGACAATCTAGCTGACGTGGGATCGGTACTTAGTAATTTCATGGACACCAACCTAATCGCTTCAAACGGCGGGATAGCTCCGGGCGGAGTGCAGCCCTACGCGCAGACACTGAACGAAGCGATGGCATCGCAGTCATCAGCAACAAAGGCGAAAAGCTACATTTACTATGGATCGTCTCTATTAGACTCTGGAAGACTGCAAGCAAAGGGCGAAATACACACGCCACTGGTCGATAGCTATGATGCCTTTTCGATAACGGACGCCGCTCAAGATGCAGACGATTTTGTGGTAAATACGATTCAGCACCAAGTGGGCGTGAACAATTTTTATCGTCAGACCAGCACGGGAAACAACCCTAACCAATATGGTCTAACCGATGTGGACTATATGCCCAATTTGACTTATGCTACCGGGCGCGCCCAGTGCCATTCATTTGGGCAGGGCAACAATCCGCCTTATAATCAAGCATACTTTTGTTTCAACTACCAGGGCAATAATTCACTTACTAATTCCTTGGTGATGGGTTTGAAGGCAAATGTGGTTGATGAGTATTTAGGGACCGTAAATTCTACTGATTTTCAGTATTTTGGTGATGGCAGCTTTTTGCCTCCTGGCGGAGTGCTTGGGCCAGCGGCAGCGCCCACCGGAAGTTGCAGCCGGCTCGGAGCTTATGTTTCCTCACAGGACGGAAAAATCACCTACTGCCCAGCGAGCGCAACATGGACGACCTATACTGGAGCCGGGAGCGTACCGACTACATATAGCGGGTCTGGCGCTCCTCCCCCCTTTCACCGCTACTGGAGAATGGTCTTAGTCTCCTCAGCAGGCGGTACTTACTGGTCCATGTCAGCATTGCAATTCCGTGCGGTAGCGGGAGTAATTCAGGCTCCGGCGGGCGGGACATGGTATTCCCCGAACACAGGATATGGGACCGACATCAATCAGCTCAGTCAGGTTGGGTCTTTCCCCAATCGCTGGGCGTCCAACGCTGGCGGATCAAGCGGTTATGTGGAGTACGATTTCGGTTCTTCGGTTCCCGTCGCAGAGGTTGCCATTGTTCCCGATAGTTATAGCGGTGAAAATCCGACAGCCTTCAACATACAGTATTCTGACAATAATTTGACTTGGACGACCCTAAGCGCCGTGACTGGTGCCAGTGGGACGCCCGGTGTATACGAACTGTTTGAGATGCCAGGGGCTATCGCTGCTTCCTCATCCTATAAATGGTATGCCGATACGTCGGTGACTCCAATGGCGCTATATTTACAGCCGACCGCAGGAGGGGCTTTTTTCCCTGTAGGTGGTAGTTTGGGTGGAGGTTATAGTGCGGCAGGCACCCCTCTCCCCACATGCGCCTCTGGAATAAATGGAGATACGGCTGTTGTGAGCGATGCAGCCGCGCCCCTGTACATGACCGCATATACGAGCGGCGGCACAGTCACGGCTGCGGTGATTTGCAGCTACAGCGGATCGGCGTATGCGTGGTTGACACATTGATGAAGCCGAGAGGCGAAGTTCAACTCTTCGGTCCGCAACCAATTTGAGATACCCCCGACGAAGGGGCCTAGTAGGATGAGAACGGTGGAGAGGTATAAGCTGGACGCCAAGCCGATTGATCGTCCATAATAAGCTGTAAGATCGGTCGAAGCCTAGTATCTGCAAGTCCGAACGGCCCCACATTTTAGGGGTTTATAAAGTTTCCCGTCGCGGGCCGGAGGCTGTTCAGAACGCCTTATCGGTCTGCTAAGTCGAGCCGGAGGATGGTTGTCGCACGGACATCCTTATCGGTTTGGGACGGGAAAAGAGTTTGAGGCGGAACTGACAGGTCTCTCCCGCAAGGGATAAAACGGTGACTGGTTAGCCAGAATCGGAGCCGCGCCTCAAAGGTTTGCAGCGGAAGCGATGCCGGCGATAGTACGCGAACGATGGTGGGCAAATATGAGGTTTTGAATGGCATTTCAATATCAGCAATCGACAGGAATCTTGACGCATGACGGCGAGGAAATGGCCACGGGTTACGCGGGGTGTGGATCTGGACTAAACAATCCAGCCATGCAGGACGTTCCCAAGGTTGGGCCGCTTCCGCAGGGACTCTATACCATCATGCCTCCATGCACCGATCCAAAGGTGGGGATTATTGCCATGCGGCTCATCCCCGACCCGGCGAATGAAATGTTTGGACGCGCAGACTTTTTCTGTCACGGGGACAATGAAGCGATGAATCATACCGCCTCAGAGGGCTGCATGATTATGCCGCACAACACCCGCATCGCAATGGGAACGGCTGTGGTGGCTGGCGACAATCAGCTTACAGTTATCAGTGGACAGACGCAGGCGGAGCAGTAAAGCTGGAAGCAAACTACGCAGTGCCCATGCCGCAGGTCGCGGCGGCAGACTGAGGCGAACGATGAAGAGGATTGCAACTTATTTGACGATGGTATTGCTGGCCGCAGGGGTGCGCGCGCAGACGGTGCCGGTGGTGGTGCAGTCGACTTCGAGCTGCGCAACCAGCGTGGATGGGAGCGTGGTGGGGTTGCTGAATCCTCTGACGGTGCCAACGCTTGCGCCCGTCTATAGCGGCGCTCTGCCTGCCGCGACCTACTATGTGGAGATTGCGTGGCTGGATGCGGCGGGGCACACGACGCTGGCCAGCCCGGAGACGAGCGCGCAGTTGAGCGCGCCGGGATCCATGCAGGTGGCTCCGCCGCCGGGGATGCCTGCGCTGGCGGTGGGGATGGGAGTCTACATCGGCACGGCGAGCGGGGCGGAGACGTTGCAGGGAACGACCAGCGGGAGCGCGGTATACACGCAGGCGGCGGCATTGGCCAGCGGGGCGGTGCTGCCGGCGACGAACACAACACTGTGCGAGCAGACGGCCAACGATGCGGGATGGCCGACCGGGACCGGGTACAATGTGTCGCTGATCGACCGCAACGGGAATGCGTTGCCTGGGTACCCGATGCAGTGGCAGTTGCTGGGGCCGGGACAGACATATAACCTCAACACTGGGTTGCCGCTCTACAACGGAGTGGCGACCTACGGATCGACGATCCAGGCGATTCCGTACAACCACGGGTTACAGTCGATCTCCGGGCCGCTGAGTTTAGCCGGCTATCCGCTACTGCAGGTGCTGGCGCTGGGTGTGGGAACCAATGTGCCGGGCTGGCCGATCGACAACGAGCTGGGCGCAACCAACTCTCTAGGCGGCTACATCGTCAATGGCGGGCTGGGCGTGGGAACAGGATACACGCTGTGCGCTGGGAGCGACGCCTACCACACCTTTATGCCGTCGGCAACGCCCTGCTCGGAGTCGAGCACGATCAACTACCAGACCATCATGCTGGCGGGCACGGCGCTGCCGGTCGAGCCTGCGATCAACTTCACGCAATCGCCGCTTTTCATTGTGACGGACCATCCAACATCGCCGAAGGCGACCAACATAAAGCTGAACGGAACGGGCACGGAGGGTGAGGTTGTCACGTCCAACGGCGCGGGAGTTCATGGCCACTGCATGAACTGGGACGCGTATGGCGGCGCGGGTGATTCGGGATCTCCCTGCCTAACAGCTACAATTACAATCGATTACTACTGGACAATTCCGGCAGCTTGTACAATTGGCACAGGACAACCGAACCAGTGTTTGGCCGCAGCCTATCTACCGGGAGCGATGCCAGACACATCCTATCAAGTATTCTGTTTTGCCAACGCGCTAAGCTCGCCCAGCAGTCTTTCAGTGAGCATTGGGACAACACCTTTACCAACGGCACCTGCTGGTTTGCTCGAATTGCATGTAACTCAAATCATGCAAAACGGCGGAGGTGGCGTAACACCAGATGTTTATTGTCATGCGCACCACAATTAAATCGCAGCAAAGGAGAAACACAATGAAATACGGAGATGCGGTAATGTATCGTCCGGTGCAGGATGGGCCGGTGGTAGTGGCGCTGGTTGTATCGAGCGAATTGTTTCTGCCCTCGCGCGGCGGCAACGCGCTGCTGGACGGTGACGGCAAGACATTGCCAGCGGAGGAGCACGTCACCCTGGTGTATCTGGACCCAAACGCACCGGGGTTGGCGAAGGACATCGACGGCTATATCCAGCGCGCATTCAGCGTGCGCGTGGCCTCGGATGCGCCCGGTACGCCGGGCGTCTATCCACCATCTGTCGCGCCGCCAGACCCGAACCCGCCGCAACCGCCGGCTGTGGACCTGCCGTCGGCTGAAGACCTGGACGCGGTTGCCGCAGAGCAGGCGCTCGCACAGGCGCCTGCCCAGCCGGAAGCGCTGCTCGCACAGGCACCAGCCCAGCCGGAAGCGCCGCTCGCACCAGCCCAGCCGGAAGCCCCGGCACAGACCGAGGCCCCGGAAGACCCCGATCCGCCAGCACCGCAAAGTTAAGCACGGCAGCGCGCGCAATCGTCCGAGGGGCGGGGAGCTTCCGCCCCTTGCAACCAATCTGAATTGTCCAGCGTCCGAGGGCGCTGGTTGAGCGGCCAGAGGCCCTCAGAAAAGAGAAACCATGAAAACGCTACGAGCAATCGGTGTCGCCATGGTGGCGACAGCAATCCTTGCGTTGACCTGTGCTGTTCCCGCGCTGGCGCAGAGCCAGTACGGCAGCGCGAACTTCCACTGGGTCTTTGCGATCGACTATGCCCAGGCAAATATGCAGGGTTCGGGCGCAAACAACTTCAACTGGAACACCGGACCGACCGGGCCGGGAAGTTGCCAGACCTACCCGAACGGATCGTCGTCCAATCCCTACTTCGTCTTTGGCCCGGCGGCAACCCCGTTCCCGCTGTATCTCCAGGACAGCAACACGGCCAACAGCGAGGTGGTGAGCCCATCGACCACCTTCCAGACCGGATCGAGCTGCGGCTTTAGCTCGTCGACCAACCACAGCCACATCACCTTCTACGTCAAATCCGGCACGGGCGGGCTGCAGGAGGCGCTCTACAACAATAAGAGCGCGGCCTATCCGACGATGGTCGTTCTGGACCCGGCGTGGAAGACGTACATTGCCAGCCTGCCGGGAAGCCAGACGCCGGCCGCCGAAATTGCTGCGATCCCTGCCGCCTTTGGCACAACCAACCTGATGATCGTCGACGTGACAACGGCGCCGATGACCTACTACACCTGGACCGGCGCGGCGTACACCCAACTGGCGCTGGCCTATACGCCGGGCATATTGTCGGTGAGCAACACGCAGACCACAGCGACGCCGGGCAGTGTGCGCACGATTATCGGCGCAATCACAACCACCAACGCCTCCTTCTCGGATGGCGGGAACAATCTGACGGGCGTTCGCGGGACTGCAACCTTCGCTGCCGGAACGACAGTCGCTGGCGGTTATGCGAACGGCACCCAAGGAAAGCTCATCCTGGCCGGGACGGTCGCCGGCACCGCATGGATCGCCGGCTTGCTGGGGCAGTTGGACATCTCAGCAGCCACACTGACCTCCGGGTCGCACGTCACCCCGATATGGAGCGATGCAGGAGCGACAGGCCCCAGCGTGACCTGCGCCTTTTGCGATTCGGCGGTGCTGACCAACACCACGGCAACCACCTTCAACTCGCTGATCTACGGCTACTCGAAGGCTGGGTATCTGTTCGATCTGTCAAACAACGGCTCTGCATTCATCAACGGAAGCACGGCATCCGCTGGATCGGTGACGGGCTACCTGAAGATCAAGGTCAACGGCACCGACGCCTACATCGCCTACAAGGGCACGCCGGGAACCTAGAACCAAGCAAGGAGCACCGCCATGCGCCACCAAGCGATTTGCCTGATCCTGCTGCTGGGTGGGGGCCTTATGGTCTCTGCCCAGCAGCCGGCCGCCCCGCCCGCACCGCAACCGGCGCCGCAGGGCGTCACCCAACGCGCGCTGGAGGCGCGGCTGGTGCTGCTCAAGCAGCAGTACGACCAGATGGTGGCCAACGCCAACGCCACAGGGGGGGCGATCCAGGAGTGCCAGTACTGGCTTGACCAGATGAAGGCTGCGGAGGCGGCAAAGGCCGCTCCCGCCCAGCCACCGCAACCGTCTATCGACGGGTCCAACGACAAGAACATACCCGTGCAGCCGGTGGCTGCTAAGAAGAAGTAAGGATTGGGTCCGCACCAACCGCTGCAACTCAACAGGGCCGCCAGCGCAGGGACAGAAGCTGGGCTGGCGGCCTGCTTCCCGAAGGAGGGCCATAATGCTTAGCCCCGTGAAACTATGGAAGGCTTACAGCGACTTCAACAAGATTGAGGCCGTAGCGAAGGAGAGAACACCGATGACAGTCAAGATACCGCAACTGCTTCATGGAATTGGAACGCTGGCCGCCGTGATTGGGGTTCCCACGCTGGCCCACAACTGGCTTGCGCAGCCGGAGCACGCCGGGATATTTGCCGCACTGGTGTCGCTCTCGGTCCTGCTGCATGTGATCAGCCCAACGATCTTTGCCGGCCCTTCGGACGCGGTGCAACAGCAGGCCGATGCCGCCGTTGCTGCTGCCGCTGCACAACAGGCTGCTGCCGCACAGAACATCATCGCCAAAGTAGTTGTTGGCGCGCTGCTGCTGGGCCCGGGCCTGGCATTCCCCACGCACCTGAAGGCGCAGACAGCTACGCCGGACATACAGAATCTCTATGCCGCGGGCGGATCGTACAGCGTGAATGCCTCGCCCTCGGTGGCGGGCACGGCGCTGTATGCGCATGCGCTGAACGTGTCTGGCACCTACGCCTTCACCGCGGTGGACGCGCTGCCCAACACGATGAAGCCTTTTACGGTGACCACGAACATTGGCGCCGGGATTGCGCAGAAGGTATTCACGCTCGGCAATGTGCCGGTGTACGTTCCAACGGCGGCGGGAATCAGTTGGAGCGGGACAAACACCGGGTGGCAGTGGAACGGTGGCGCCCTGGTGGCCATCAAGGTGAAGGGGAACTACTATCTGATGCCTTCGCTGCGGTTTATGAAGTCGTCGGTATCGAACGGCACCGGCTACCAGCCGATCTTCGGATTGCTGATTGGCTGGGGCAAGTAGCAACGCCCTCGAGCAGGTAGAAACGCGGAGCAACACCCTGGCAACGCCCTCAATGCAAGCAGTAGACGGAGGGACTAAACGATGAAGATCTTCGGGAAACACATTGCCAGATGGCTCTATGTGTTGTGTTCGCTCGCAATATCGGTGTGCATAGGAATTGGCGTGGATGTATGGGGGCAGAGCAACTCCCAGCTCAGCCTGCAATCGCAGATAGCGGTAAGCGCGACGCGGATCGACAACCTGAGCGATACGCAGACGCGGATGGCGGTGCGGTTCGACAAAATCGACCAAAAGATCGATATAACAAACAGCGCCATCCGCGATCTTGGTGACGACTTTCGATCGATCCGGGACATTGGATCTGTGTTCATGACGCTGCTTGTGCTGTTGCACGGTTTGGGGGGCAGAATACAGTTTGGGGGAAAGAGCAGCACTTTCAACAGAACAAGCGTTGAGCGCAAGGATAAGACCGACAACGAGGGAAATGGCGCGCAATAAGCCAACCAGCAAGGACCAAACGAAAGCGAGGCTGCAATGACGAATCCCAAACTTACCTATGTGCCGTTGAATGCGAGCGGCGGCGCCATGACTGCGATAGTACTGAGCGTGATGGCGCGGTTTGTGGAGATTGCCGAGGACATGGCTGCGGGATCTCCGAATGGCGGCGTGGCGCAGGGTTTTGCGGGCAACCTGGTGGACCCAATCACCGGAACTCTCTCGCCGCCGGCGGCGGGCGCGGGCTTCTGGAAGCAGGACGATCCCGCGGCTGTGCCGCAGGCGCTCATCAACCTGGGCGATCCGCGCTCGGTGCATGGCGGGTGGGGCGTGCCGGTGGGCGGCATGGGGGCGGTGGTGGCGAAGCTGACCTCGGCGACGGCGACCCCGACGCAGGCAATCGTAAGGGAGTGGTACTGATGAACTGGCCACTGGCAAGCGGGCGAAGGCTGCGCGCGGCCGAGGAGCGCATCCGCGCGCTGGAGGCGCTGAACCGTGAGCTGCTGGACCGCTATCTGCGGGTGCTGGGCGTAGACCCGTTGACGGTTGGAGCGGAAGCGGAAGCGGCTGGTGGCCGGCCGTTTGAGGTGCGGGCCCAGACGCCGGAGGCTGCGGCAGTCGAGGGCAAAGACCCGCCGCTGCGGACGCAGGCCACCTTCGAGAGCGTTGAGACGTGGGCAAACGATGCGGCGAAAGCCGGCGCGATACGCCTGCCGGGATCGCGCATAAGGGCTGGGGGATAGCATGGCATCAGGCATAGCAATTCGAGAGCCGGGCGTCGACGACGGCACAACCCGCCAGAGCGCGCAGAGCGGGCCGCCCAAGCCGGGCAAGCGCGACTTCAGCCATCTGGGGATCGACGACGCCGACCGCCGCAAGATACTGGACTGCATTCGCCAGTACCGCGACAGTTGGATGACCAACCGGCTGGAGCTGTTCCGCGACTGGGGGCGCAACTCGCTCTTCAGGAAGGGTGTGCAATGCCTGGGATGGAACCCTGGGACAAACAGCTGGTTCGACGCGCTGGCGCAGTATCGCGCATCGGACCAGATGGCCCCGGGTGAGAACGCGGACCTGGAACCCTTTGTCACCAACGTCACGCTGCTGTGCTGCAATGTTTGGACGGGGATACTGGCGAGCGCATTGCCGCGCACGGTGGTGGACCCGGTGGATGCCACCGTGCCGAAGGATGTAAAGGCGGCGAAGGCGGCGAAGACGGCGATCGAGAGTGTGCATCGCAAGAATGGGGCGGAGGAGCTGCTGTCGGAGGCCTTCGAGTCTCAATTCGATTTTGGGACGTACTTCCGGCATGTGCGGGCGGTCTTCGACGGCGATCTGTTCGGCGTGGACCAGGTGGCGGCCTACGAGGACTTTGAGGTGCGGCCGCCGGCGCGGATGAAGTGCCGGCAGTGCGGCAAGGAGACGCCGCTGACGGAGCTGGCGCCGGGCGGCCATGGAGAGCTTCCGGCGTGCCCCGGCTGCGGAGCAACGCTGGGGCCCGAGTCGTACTACGCCGAGGGCGAAGGCGGCACCACGGGACTGCGCATGGCGGGCATGAAGGAGGTGCCGCGCGCCGGGGTGAAGGAGACCATCCACGATCCGCGCGAGATCGACATGGACCCGAAGGCGAAGCGCGTTGCGGCCACACCGCTGCTGGCGCATGAGTGGGAGATCGATATAGGCGAGGCACGGGAGATGCACCCGGACCTGGCGGACTCGATCCAGGAGGGGGCGGTCTCGCCGACCAGCGCGAACTCGGAGTATGAGCGGTTTCGCCGGTTGGAAGGGTATGCGATGGCTGCCAACCAGACCTCCGACATGAACCAGAGCTCGGTGACCTACAGCGAGGTGTGGTGCCAGCCGCGGACCTTCTACCGGACGGGCGACAAAGAGTTTGGCGACAAGATGAAGCGGCTGTTTCCCAAGGGGCTGATGATAGCGAACCTGGGCGAGGAGACGACGGAGATCCGGTCTGCGAGCCTGGTGCGGGAGTGGACGCAGGGCAAACTGCAGCAGGGATTTGGAGCGTATCCGCCGGCGATCGCCAACCGCGTGGTGCCATTCAACCGCAGGATCAACGCAGCCAATCAACTGGTGGATGAGCAGGCTATGCGCGCATCGATGGGGCTGAACCTGATGCGGGCGTCGATGGGCGACCAGAAAAAGATTGCCGCCTTGCGCCTGTCGCCGATGACGATTATCCCGGTCCCCGACAAGATCAATGGCGAACCGAGGCCGTTGGGCGATACATTCGCGCATTTCGACACGCCGATGGCGCCCGAGATGTGGAACTATGCTTCATCGCTGTACACCTTCCTGATGCTGGTGGCGGAGCTTCCGCCGCAGGTGCAGGGGACCGGCACGACGGTGGGCGTCGATACCGGGATGGGCCAGGCGCAGATGCTGGACCGGGCGCTGACAACCTTCCGGCGGTACTGGATGAACGCCAAGCGGGAGGCCGCGCAGTCTGACGAGAACATTGTGTACTGGCTGAAGCAACTGATGCAGGCGGGGGCGATCCAGCAGCTTTGGGACGTGCGCAAGGACCAGGGCGGAAGCTACCAGAACGAGACCGTGTATCCCGCCGACCTGGATGGGGATTGCAGCTTCACCCAGGATCCGGACCAGAACCTGCCGGCGACCGCGGAGGAGATACGCGAGGCGATTCTGTCGGTCTTTAGCGCGCTGAACAACCAAAACCCGGCTGCGGCGGAGTGGTTTGACGACCCGGAGAACCAGGCGAAGGCATGTACGGCGATCGTTCCAGGATCGAATGCGCCGAGCGAGAGCCAGCGGTTGAAGACGCTGGGCGACCTGGCGAAGCTGGCGGAGCTGAAGACAGCGCCACCGCAGGCCGCAGCGGGAGCGGATGGAACAATGCAGCCGGTACAACTGCCGGCGGCGCCATCGCTGAGCGACAATCTGGACATATCGGAGAGGGTGGCTGCGAAGTATATGCAGGACACTGCCAGCCGGCAGTACGATGGGACCCCGGCATGGCAGTGGTGGCAGCTCTACTACGATGCGATCGGCGAGGTGCGGACGGTGAAGCTGATGAAGCAGGCGCAGCGGCAGATGAGAATAACCCAGGCCGGCCAGCCGCCAAAGCAGCCCGACGCCCAGCAGCAGACGATGCAGCAGGAGTTCCAGCTATTGATGCAACAGGCTGCGCCGGCGATCCTGCGGCTGGCCCAGATTGCGCAGATGGACCCATCGCTAACCAAGGGCACGGCCAGCGCGCAGGTAAGCGCGGGCAAAGAGATTGTGGACACAACCGTAAAAGCAGCGGACTTAATCAACAAGTAACGCAAAATAAAGGAGAACCACTATGGCAACGCCAGTAACGCCAGTAGCAGCAGCAGCGCCAGCGCCAGCCCCGGCTGCGCCGGCAACACCCTCTACGCCCAGCGCGCCAGCAACGCCAGCGGCACCGCCAAGCACACCGGCTGCGCCGGCAACACCCTCTACGCCCGCAGCACCGGCAGCGCCCGCAGCGCCAGGGGTGCCGGCTACCCCGGCAGCAGCAGCGGCACCGCCAGCCGAGCCGCAGTCGGGCGGCTATGAGCCGACGGAAGAGGGTTTGAGGAAGTTCATTACCGAGCACGATGCGTGGGCGCAGCAGAACCCGGAGGCTGCGGAGGCGGAGGTCCCAGCGGCGGAGGTTCCAGCGGCGGAGGCTGGCAAGGAGACACCACCGCCTGCGGCGGCGACCGAGGCCTTGCCGAAGGCGTTTGACGATGCGATTGCCGCCGATCCGGCGCTGAAGGCGGCATTGGAGGCGAACCCGGCGGCGCAGCAGCTGGTGATGGAGGCTGCGCGGGCGAGCGAGGCGGCCAAGCCGATTCTGGCGCTGGCGCCGACGCTGGAGGCTGCGCAGTTCATGGCGCGCCAGGCCAACGTGGTGCTGGATGTGCGGCACAACATGCTGATGGGCGTGGACGACCCGGCTGCGCGGACGGCAGGCTACACCGGCCTGAAGGATCAGTTTGTAAAGACGGACGACAAGGGCGTGGCCCTGCGCGGGGCGGACGGCCAGCCGGTGTATGGCAAGGACTACGACCTATGCCTGAGAACGCCGGCCAGCCTGGAGAAGCTAACGGAGATGCGCGACCAGAGCCTGGGCCAGCTCCGCGATCTGGAAGCGAAGACAAAGGGCGTCTACCCGGACCAGGCGGCAAAGGACGCCGATCTGGCCGCGCTGGAGGATGCGGGATACACGCGGGACGCGCTGAACTATGTGCTAAGCCTTCTGAATCCCGGGCCAGCGGCGCCGCCGCCGCTGCCGGAGGATGCGACACCGGAGCAAAAGCAGTTTCAGGAGCGGCTGGAGCGGCAGCAGGCCGAGTTCAACCGCCAGCAGCAGGAGGCTGGAAAGGGCGCGCAGGCCAGCACGGTACGCCAGTTCGAAGGCGCGCAGCGCGTCAGCTGGCAGAAGGGCGTGGGCAAGGACATCGACACCTACCTTGACGCCGCCAAGGCGCGCGGCGAGGCAATCCCGGAGTTCCTGATAACGCGCCCATGGATCGATCCGGCGACGCAGCAGCCAAGCACCATACCGGCGTTTGCCGTGGAGGCGCTGACGGAGTTCGACCGGACGGTGATGGGGATGCCAACGGAGCGGGCTGAGATCCAGCGGCTGCAGCGGCTGGGCCCGGCCGGGGTGCAACAGCGCGAGACCAATGCGGCGCGGCTGCGCGCCAGCTATCTGACGCCGATCCTTCAACGCAAGGTGAAAGAGTTGCAGGACGGGCTGCGGCAGAGCCAGGCAGGGGAGGCGGACCGCCAGCAGAAGATTGCCGGGGTGGCGCGCATCGAGCCGCAGAGCGCCGGGGGAGGAAGCCAGCCGGTGCTGACGGAGGCGCAGTTGAGCGAGAAGGCGCGGGAGACGGCGCAGAAGGACCCGCGCTGGGCCGCAGGGGACGAGGAGGACAGGGCCGCCATCCTGATGAGCGCGCGGACCCGGCTGAAGTACGGTTATTGACGATTTTGCAGGCCGCGGGGCCAGGCGAAGCGCAAGAAACACATCTGGCCGCGCGTGACGAAGGGACAACGCCATACACACCCAGCCGGTAAAAGCTGGGAGGGAAGACAACCATGGCACCTCCAGTGAACTACACAGCGCAGTCGGCGATTGCCGTAATGCGCCAGGTGATCGACACGAACATTGAATTGAGCCAGAACCTCGATGTGGGGCTGGACAAACGGATTGCCACCATCAGCGCCTACGACGTGGGCACGGAGAAGTTCCGCGTGCCGCTGCAGGTGGACAGTGGCGGGCAGGTGGCAGGGCTCTCGCCGGATGGCGGGCCGCTGCCGCAGGGCAATGGGGCCGAGTACCTACAGTTCATCATCGTTCCGGTAAGCCACGATGTGGCCATTGCCTCGACCGACCTGATGAACCGCATCAGCGAGGAGGCTGGCGGGGACCAGCGGCCGATCATCACGGACGTGGTGGCGCGGCTGATTGCGAAGTCGAAGATGAAGATGGCGCACTTCCGCAACTGCCTGCTTCAGGGGTACAACCAGGGCATTCTGGCGACCGGGGACGCCACCGTCAACGGGGCAAACCCAGTGCCGCTGGCGATGCTGAGCTTCGGCAACCGGCAGCTCGACCTGAACAACGTGTACCAGGCGACCGACGCGAACATGAACGTGCTGGGGCAGGTGACGATCCTGGCCAAGTCGAAGCCGACGGGCGCGACCGTGGACACGGTGACGGTGGACTATCCAGCCCTCATTGTCTCGGGCGGGTCCCTGATCCCGCTGAACTATGCCAGCGGGGTGCCGGTAGGGCCGGCAGGGCTGCAGTACCTCATCAACGCAACGCAGGCCGGCGACATGTTCGGCATTCAGCGGACGGTGGAGCAGGTGCAGGCCGCCAGCGCGAATGCGGGCACGGCGCCGCTATCGCTGGGCGTGATCGACTCGCTCGAGGTGCGGAAGTCGCTCTCGAACGGGATGGACGCCGAGCAGGAGACCGCGTTCTACTACACCAACCCGGTGCAGCGCGTGACGGCCAACCAGCTCGGTTTTGCGAAGCGGGTGGAGATGAACTCGCCTGGGCAGACGACCCAGACGCTGGACATCTCGCCAAACCGCAAGCGGGTCTGGACCATTGGCGGCAAGGATGTGCAGGAGGACTCGGTTGCGGCCGTGGACTATCTGTACGACATTGCGCCAAGCCTGCTGGGCAAGGCGCGTTATCCGGGCAGCCAGAAGTTCATGACCGGGCCGATCAAGGGCTTCTGGTATGAGCGGATTGTTAACGGGCAGCACACCACAACCTACGATGCGCACTTCCAGGACAGCTGGACGGTGTACACGCGCAAGCCGTGGGTCCACGCGGTGGCGCACAACCTGGGAATCAATCCAGCGTTGACCGTAGCCGCCTAGTTGTCCGAGCTGCAATTCAGTCCGCGGCGGGGCCTCACAAACCCCGCCGCGCAACTTTAGCAAGGAGCCCGCACATGGCAAAGTATCGCAAGAAGCCTGTTGTCATTGAAGCCGAACAATATGTCGAATACGGAAAACTAGGGGAATTACATATTTGAATCCCTTACGGGAAAAGGAGAACCAAAAATGAAGGTTGGTGACGTTGTAATTGCAGGTCGCAACGCCTTTGCATCGCCGGGGTCTATCTCGGTGTAGTCGGCACCCAAAATCTTGTCGGGCTGGAATCTCTGAACCTGGCCACCGGCTATGCGCATGGCGGTCCAATCAAGGAAATGTTTGTGCCCGAAGAGTTAGTGCTAACTGCGGGCGTATATCGCAGGGTCGATTAGGAGAAAGGGACTGAAGTATATAAGTCCCAAAACTAGTGAAGGGGATGTGTAATTCTATGTCCTGCTTTACATCTGGAAACGATCAACCTCATGTCCACACCATTCATGCTGGGCAGTTGGTTAATCTAGAACTCGGAGATTTTGTTATTCCTGAACCAGATGGAGAACACTTCTATCCCTGTAAACCCGACATCTTTGAGAAGACCTACGAGGCTGTCTAATGGCTGACGACTGCCTGGAGATGGAGACACCGGCGCGGGTCCGCGCGATGCTGCGCGCCTATGGCGGTGCCACGCCGGACGGACGTCCGCTGTGGCGGATGATTCTGGCGCAGGCCAAGCGGCTGCGGGTGGAGGGCGTACTGCGCACGATGCCCAGCGGCGGCGAGGAGAAGTGGACGGGGCGGGGGTTGGAGGTGGCGTTGCCCGCGCCGGACCGGGTGCAGGAGGGCGTGTTTTACGTTCCACGGTACAAGTTCCAGGGATGGATTCTGGAGCGCTGGTTTCCGGCGAGCTCGTGGGGCAGCGAGGAGTTCTACGACGCGCAGCGCAGCGGGGCGGACGGGCGAACGCGGATGATGCAGGGCGTGCCGCGGGCCGGAGACTACTTCATGCTGGACGGGCCATGGCCGGCGATCGAGGCGGCCGGGGACCTGCGGGCGCGGGTGCGGGAGTGGATGCGCCAGGAGCAGGAGCGGCCAAAGGACTGGGACGCCTATTTGCAGGGCGAACTGGCCGAGGAGGCGTATGAGCGCTCGCGGCTTGCCGGAATGTACGAGGAGAGCATGGCGGCAACCAGCCGGGCGATGGTGGGTCCGGTGCTGGGGTCGCTGAGCCGGGCGGCGCAGCGGTTCCGCAACCAGGTAGCGATAGAGGTAGGCCGCGGAGAGGATTTTCAGCTTTCCGCGTTTTAAAGGCGATGAATCAACCCAGTAACGCCAGGAGCATTGAAATGCCAGCAACTTTAGAAGCACCCAAAGCGACACAGATACAGGCCGAGCCCATGCCACAGGCGGTTGCAACACAACAGAAGGAGGCCATAGGCGCGGCCGACCGGGCTAACCAGCGCGCCATGCGCCACCTGCGGGCCGAGCTGAAGGACCGCACAATGAAGGACCAGACGGGGCGCATCCGCGGGCCGCTGCAGCCCTGCACCATCATGAACTTCAATCCTGTGCCGCTGCATGTAGGCGGGCAGATCAATATGCGCATCCCAGCCTTCAGCGAGCCGGGATCGAAGACGCAGTGGGAGTTCAAGCGCGGCGGAAGGCTGCACCGCGCCCACTATGTGACGCTGGGCGATGCGAAGTATTACCTATCGCCGGGCGGCCAGATGGACCATCCCGAGCTGACCTGGGCGACGCCGACGATGAGCGCGCGCTACATCCCGCCGATGGAGATTGCGTGGCACTTCTGGCGCGCCTACTCGACGGCGCAGGGCGATGGAGAGATGACGGGCGGCGTGCTGATCTTCGACGGCGACATTCACGAACTGGACGAGCACCGGCTGAAGCAGAACAAGAACAAGATATGGGTGCCGGAGGCATACACCATCCCGGACACCGACGGCCAGCTTGGCGTGCGGCTGCGCGAGACCGACCTGTATGAGGAGCTGGAGAAGCTGATTGCGAATCAGGTGCGCTTCACCAACGAGATCAGCCAGAAGGCGTACAGCCTGTTCAACTCGAAGGACGAGATGGAACGGCGCAACGTGACGCGGCCAATGCGCGTTTGGGGTCTCTTTGGGGTGGAGATCGGCTACTTCAAGGAGAAGCAGCCATGGATGAACGAGAATGCGGATGCAGGCGGGACGTTCGAGGCGATGAAGGTTTGCCCGGTATGCCGGACGAGCACCATCGACCCGGAGGCGTTGATGTGCGGAGCGTGCAAGGTGCCCTACGACGCGAAGTGCGCCGTGGAATGCGTGCGGCGGGGCTGGCCGGTGGCGGAGAGCGTGCTGGACGTGCTGCCCGAGGCCGAGCACAAAGAGGTGATGAAGCTGTTGACGGAGCAGACGGCGCGGCGGCAGGAGCGCGCGAAAGCGACAGGTGAGAAGAAGTGAACACACTGGCAGACGTAAAGGCGAAGGTACAGTCGCTGCTGGGCGACCCGGATGGGGACTGGGTGACGGACGAGTATGTGACGCCGCTCATCAACCAGACCTATGGCGACCAGTATCTGCGCATACGGAACGCCTGCGGACAGAACCTGGAGGGTGTCGTGCTGGTGGCGAATGTAGCCGCCGGCACGACTAGCCTCTATCAATACCAGAGAGCGGGCCAGCCGCTGTGCGGGCTGTACACGCCGGACCATGTTTGGACGAAGCCGGCGGGGACGCCGGCAAACTACTTTCGCAGGGGGCACGGGCCGCACCAGTTGCCGCCGGCGTCCCCGCCGGGCGCGACGCCAGTGATGCTAAATGCGGTAGTGGCCTGGGACTGGCTGGGGAACAAGCTGCTGGTAACGCCATCGGCGGCTGCGCTGGACTTCGAAGTACGGGGCCGGTTCACGCCGCCGGAGCTGACAGCGGACGAGGACGAGCTGATTGTGGACCCCTCGATGTGGGTGGCGACAAGCTATGGAGCGGCGGCGCTGGCGGCGGTGGAGCGCGCCAACCCTCAGATATTGGAGGGCTACGCCATGCGGGCCGACGCAACCTGCGACAACATTGCCGCCGAACTGGTGCGGCAGACGCAAGACAACCCGGCGAGGACCGGACGGATGGACCGCAACGCCAGTGGCTACTACGGGTATCGTTGGCAGTAAAATCTCCCGCCGCGGCGGGTCAAAAAAGGAGCAACATCATGGTTACATTGACACTGCTGGGGCGTCGGCCGGCATCGAATCCCGACACACTGCTGGTGGAGGCGGTCTTCAGCGGAAATACGCCTGCCGCCGGTGGACAGAGCGACGCACTGAACCTGGGCGCGATCCTGGACCCGAAACTGCTGGGCGGTCCGTTTCCATCGCGCGCGCCATCGACGCCGGTGGAGGTGCTGAGCGTCAACATGGCTGGCTACGATGTGCAGCCGACGTGGCCGGCTGTGCCGACGTTGACCAACATCGGGCTGGAGGTGTATCTGGCCGGGGTGCAGCAGGCGAACGGCGCGGCTTATCCCGCACCCGTGCTTGCAGGATCCGTGCTGCTGGGCATCCATCTGGCCGAAGAGTCCGCATAGAACCAAGCCAACCGCATCGCCCGCGCCCTGGAGCACCGGGGCGTGGGCCGATGTGTATTTGCAACTGAGGGCCGGCATCGATGCAATGGTTTGGAAAAGCTGTCCAGTTTGTGCGCTCCCTGGGGCAGGTTGACCAGGACGACCCGACCAATCTGCCTGTGGGCTGCGCCAGCGTCTGCCGCAATGTTGAGTTTGCGCGCGACCAGGGCAATGTGACCTCGGCGACGACGCGGGCGGGAATCAATCTCGGCATCCAGGGCAAGAACCAGGCGGCGATCACCGGGCATGAAGAGTTTGTGTATCAGCCGGAGTTTGCCGGGGTCACGGCTGCCTTTGAGCGGCCTGTCTTCTTCGATGCGGCCGGAACGCTGCAATACGAGGCGCCGCTGGGCACGGGCCGCGCGGTGGCGTTCCCTGCCACGCCCGGCGGATTCACGCCGCCGGTGGGGACGCACATGCTGGGCTGCTCGGCCTTCAACAAAGTGTGGGCAGCGTTCAGCAATCTGAAACAGGCCAGCACAACCCCGGCCTGCATCGATCCGAAGGCGCTGACCGTCTATCCGCTGGGGATGAAGCCGGTGGGCTGGGTGTGGCAGCCGAACACGCCGGTGCTGGCGAACGAGATATGCACGCCGGCGGTAGCTGGGGGCAACGGGCACACCTACCAGGCGCAGAACAATGGCACCACGGCAGCCGCAGCGCCGGCCTTCACTGCTTCCGACCCGGACGGCACAGAATACATCGACAATCCAGGCCCCAACCAGGTGGTGTGGAAAGAACTGACGATGGTGATTGCCAACCGGCTTTGGACACCCTCTTCTCCCACCCTCAGCCTGAACACTGGTGGCGGCATAGCTGCCGGGATGGATGTCTACGTCGTTATTACATTAAATAATACGGCTGGCGAGACGCTGCCCTCTACGTCTGTGTTCATCACCACAACCTTCGGAAGCACCTCGGTTCGAGTACCAATTCCCACTCTGGCGCAATTGCCGGCATGGGAGCAGACGCTGAGCGCGGCCTATATTCCGCTGACAGCGAATGTCTATGTGGCGATTGTGCCGACAGGCTCTCCAGCCCCTGCGATCTCGACCTATACGCAATATGGGTATGAAGTGGGGTTGGGAACCACTCTTCCCGTAAATGGAGTTGATCCGGGAAATGCCGCGCCGCCGAACTTCTGCAGCGCGCGAGTGACCGCGGGTCAACTGCCGACGCCAACGGCGATGCCGGACATCCTGCGCTCGGCTGCGGGGAGCGTGGTGACGCCGCCAGCGGCGCCGGGACTCTCGCTGGTGAATGGCAGCGGCACGTTTGGATCGGGCACAGTGGTGCTGATTGAACTGACACTGCTGAATATAAATGGGGAGACCACGCCGGGCGCGGTTGCCACGATTACGACCACCGCAGCGAACCAGGGAGTGCAGATTTCCCTGGCGGCAAGCTATGGGCCGACGGTAACCGGCGTGAATGCCTACCAATCGGAGTTTGGCGGCCCTTACTGCCGCGCCAACGCAGTTCCTTATGCAGTAGGCAGTGCGCCAATAGTAACAGGGGTCACTCCGGGCGGTGCGCAGCCGCCTATCGCCAATTCAGCCACGCTGCCCGCCGGCTTGTTCCCTGCGGGGCGCGACGTTTATGTGGCGATGACCTACACCAACAGTGTGGGAGAGACGCCGCTGGGGCCGGCCAACTCCATCGTCAACACCAACCCGAACGATGCGGTGGTGGTGACGGTGGCCGAGCCGCTGGGGCCGGACAACGAGCAACTTTACAGCATCACGAGCGTTGGGATCTACGAGGCGGACGTGGCGACCGGGACTGCCGCGCCGCCGCCTTCGGCCTTTGCGCTGGTGGGCTACTACCAGCCGGCGCAGCAGCCATTCATCGTGCAGACGGCTACTGGGCCGAATCCGCCAACTGTCAATGGGACGGGCCCCGGAGGGTCGATTGCGGCGGACACGGCAGGCGGCGGCATCAATGGCAGCCAGGGCCGGCGCTATGCCGCGCTGATGTGGATGAACCAGAACGAGACGGTGAGCGGCTTTACGGCGGCAAGCGTGGTGAGCTGCGCGGTGGATGAGGATGGCTGGGAGCTGGGGGCCTTCCTGATTGCCATTGGGCCGGCCAATGTGAAGGCGCGGCTGGTGGCGTTTACCGTGGCCGATGGCACCGCGGACGGCCCATTCGACTGGATTGGCGACATCAACCTGCTTGTTCCCAGCGAGAACTTTGTGTATGGGATGACCGAGGCGGTGGGCAATGCGAACTACACGCCGACGGCGATCCTGGACAATACAACGACGCAGGCCAGCTTCAGCTTCGACGACACCTACCTGATGCAGCAGAACAATGTGGACGACCGGATGCAGGTGATTGCGCCGCCGCCGTGCGTGCGTGTGGATTACCTGGAGAGTGTGCAGGCGCTGGCGTTGAGCGGCGTGGATGGGTTGAATGGCGGGGGGATGATCTCGGTGCAGACCGACCCGGAGAGCTTTCGCGGGGACCTGGGGCCGCTGGCCATCTCCGCCAACGGCGAGGAGTGCTACGGATTCACGGACAAATTCATGGGAATCATTCTGGCGGTCCGGTCGGCCTCGGGGTATGCGATCGAGCCGACGACGGGCGGCGCGTCGGGATGGAATGCGAAGCGGCGCTGGGGCGGCGAGGGGCCAAGCCAGGGCATTGGCGCGTGCGGGCCGAAGGCGTGGGCGGCCTGCTCGAAGTTTGTGATGCTGGTGAACGAGAAGGGAATCTACAAGTACGAGGGCGGGGAGACCGACCTGATGGCGAAGGAGGTGCCGCGGCAGTGGGCGAAGGTGAACTGGAGCTGCAAGCGCCTGATCGAGTGCTACATCGACGAGAACACGAAGCAGGTGCTGGTGAGCGTGCCGATGGGCGGCTCGACGGTGCCGAACATGGTGATTGCAATTTCGTATCTGGAAGGCTGGCTGGACCCAATCCACTTCTTCGGATACATGCAGCACGAGGCGACACAGGAGGCGGCGCGGCGGTACAGCTTCCAGGACATCCAGGCGAACACCATCCGGCGGGTAAAGCGGACGCTGCCGCCGGGGCCGGCGTATGTGAATGGGCCGGACTGGAACACCATGCCGGACTCGAGCTTTACCGTCAGCCAGCTCTTCTTTGGGTCGAGCGGCGGTGATGGCGGGCTCTCGTGCAGGACGCCGGGCATCTACAACGACAATGGCACTGGGATCGATTGCGTCTACCGGACGGTGAGCGCGGGGCTGATGCAGGCGGTGTGCAAGCCGGAGGGCTTCAACCTGAACGCCAACGGGCAGGGCATCCTGTCGGCGGCATTCAGGAAGGGGCGCGACAGCGCGACGGGGCAGGGCGGGTCGAAGCTGGCGATCAAGTGCCGCGACATTCCTCTGACGCCGGACATGAGCGAGGGGATCACGCGCAAGGTGCCGCCGAAGATGGGCGAGTATTGGAGCGTGGAGTTCCGCAACAACAAGGTGAAGGACAGCTGGTTCAGCCTGAAGATGATGACCGTATACCTGATTCCGGTGACGCCGGGACGCGGAGAGAAGGATCGATGAGCACCCAGGCCAGTCCGCTGCCGTTGAGCGCGCAGATTGAGAGCGTGCGCAGGTCGATTGCGTCGAATGGCGGAAGCGCGGCGGCGGAGGACTTTCGCACGCTGGCGGAGACGCTGGTGGGGGCGATCCAGGCCACCAACCCGAATGCGCTGCGGCCCCAGGGGGCGGCGGCGACGCAGGTGGCGCCAGCCGGCACATCGATCGCGGCGAGCGGGGCGAACGGCGCCATCACGATTGCGATGGAAGACGGCGAGCAGGCGGGGCGGCCGGTGTGGAAGGAGATCAGCACCTCGCCGGTGAAGGGATTTACGTCGAATGTGACAGTGCATCCAGTGACGACGGGCAACAGCCTGGTGCTGAACCAGCCGGGGGCCAGCCACTTTGTGCGGATGCGGGTGAGCTACGACCGGCAGAACTGGTCTGGATACCAGATGGCGTCGCAGTCGGCGGTGGACGCCGGGCTGGTGAGCTCGAGCGCGATTGCGCCGGGAGGGACGTTCAACCAGACCAACTACGCGGAGGTAACATCGACTTCGACCGGGGCGGGCGACGTGGTGAGCGTGAATGGGCCGGGCGGGAAGTATACGCCCTACACGGCGGTGAAGGGCGGGGTGGAGAGCCTGCGGCCATCGGCGACGATTGTGGGGCTGGTGCAGCAGAGTAAGCAGTTTGTGGGGTGGGACGGCAGCCAGTTCCGGCTGCAGCCCAGCCTGGCAACGACGCTGGCGGACAATCTGGAGCCGGTGGGAGTGGTGACGGTTGGCAGCCCAGTTCCCGGCGGCGGCACGGCAACCGGCGGAAACGGCGGAAGACTGACAGCAGTGTAGGAGCGAGCGATGGCCTGGCAACAGAAAGACGAATGGCTTGATCCAGCGGCGGCGACGCATACGGTGGTGTTTCACAACCCCGATGTGCTGGTTCCGTCGGTGAGCGCGATTACCGGGAGAGAGGTGTACCCCAGGAAGCTGGTGCCTCTGGAGCACCACCTGATCCACCACTTCGGCGGCGACACATGCAGGTTGTGCGGACGGGCCACGCCTGCCGCGCCGGTAGACTTCGAGAAGGTGAAGCAGGAGACGCTGGAGGCGTTGCACGCGCACCACCGGGCGGTGATGGAGAAGCTGGAGCAGAACCCAACGCTGCGGACCGGGAGCGGGCCGAAGTGATCGAGATTCGCAGGATGCGGCCGTCGGATATGAGGGCCGTGCTGCGCCACTGCCGGGCGCAGAACCGGCGCGACGGAACGAAGTACGGGGTGCCGCCGGTGTTCGACCGGGAGGGCCGGCCGATGCCAAAGATTGCGTTGGCGCTGGTGGCCGTGGATGAACGCGGACGGGTGCGCGCAAGCGCCGTGTTTGAAAGGACGCTGGAGTTGATGTGTTTTGGCGGAGGGGAAGAGGTAACCGGAGCGATGATGGACGAGGCCCCGGCGATCTTCTATGCGCTGCGCGAGATGGGTTACCAGGACTTTCATGTGCTGGTGCCGAAGACACGAGTTTCGCAGATTGAGGATGGATTGACGAAACGCCTATGCACCGCCAGAGTCGATGGAGACCTGGCCCATTTCTATCGAGAATTGTGAGGACACGATGAGCCGAGCCCAAGAAGGACAGGTAGTAGATACAGCCAAGAGTCAGAACCAAACCCTCAACGCAAATTCGACAACTGCGTTTGGCGCGGTCCCGGGCGACATTGCCACCCAGCAGGGCGACGTTAACAATTTCCAGTCGCAGTTGGGGAAGTTTGCCTCGGCAAACCCCTATGTGGCGGGCGGCGAGTTCCAGACGGCGCAGAACCAGCAGCTTGCCGACACGGCGGCGGGGGTGAGCGACGCGACCAAGCAGGCGGTGGAGGGCGCAAGCGTGCGCACCGGCGCGAATGTGGGCGGCGCGGTGGCGGGCGCGGAAGAGGCGGCGCAGCAGGCGCAGCGCACCATGGGCGGGCAGGTGGCGGGCGCGAACCAGGAGCGGATCGGCCAGGAGGCCGGATACAACGAGAAGGCGCTGGGCGGCTATCAGGCAGTGCCGGGAATGCAGGCAGGGGTGACTGGGCAGCAGATGGGCCTGGCCAAGGACGAGGGCGAACTGGCGGCTGGAGCGCTGGGTGAAGAGCAGAAGGCTGGCGAGATGCCAAGCTATCTGGAGCAACAGCAACAGGCTGCAAATACGATTGTGGAAAATGCGGCAGGACGCTGCTGGATTGCGGCGGAGCTGTGGGGCGGCTGGGCCGACCCGCGCACAATTCTTGTGCGCAGATGGCTTGGCAGCGACTTCCGCGCGCACTGGTATGGGCCGACGGTGCTGGCGGCGTATGGACGCTGGGGCAAGCGGATGGCGAAGAAGATCCAGACGCGGAAGAGGTTGCGGCGGTTCTTCCAGTGGCTCTTCAATCTGGCGCTAAAGAAGGCGGTGGGCAATGGCGGACGATAAGTACAGCAGCAACCTGGATTCGGGCGATCTGGCGAAGTATCCCAGCGCGGCAACGCCATTGTCGATCGATGAGCTGATGGCGATTCGGGATGTCCCCGTGCCAGCCTATAGCCAGGGCTATCCCAGAGCGGAGACCGCCGGCCAGGGAACGCCTCCGCCGGCCGGAGCTTCAGCACCGGCGGCAGCAGCGCCCATTCCGGCGACGGCATCGCCGACGACGGCGCAGGACTACAGCATGGCTGGGCTGGCGGGCTTGCAGCGGGAGATGGGGGCGGCTGCGGGGGCGGAGAACGAGATCCCGACAGACAATCCACAACTGGATGCGCTGAACCAGAAGGCTGCGGCGAAGAGCGCCCCAACGCCGCTGCGGACGATGACGCCGGAGGACACGGCGGCGGGGCGGAGCGAGGGCACGGGAGCGATGCTGGCGCAGTATAAGCCGACCGTGATGCAGCGGATTGGGCGGGGAGTGCGGTCGGGCGCGGTTGGATACCTGACGGGTGGGATTCCCGGAGGGCTGGTGGGCGCGATCGAGCCGCAGGACATTCGCGGCGGGACGGCCTATGGCGCGCCGAACGCCAGCTATGGGCGGGAAGAGGCCGAGCGGAAGCAGGAGCTTGGCGATACGCAGGCCCAGGCGGCGGTGGCGAAGGAGGCCTGGAAGGCGCGGGTGGACGCGACAGCCGCCAAGGCAAAGCAGATTGACGCGAGCGGCAAGCTGGCCGGCGACCTGACAACCGGGGCCAACGCGAATGTGAAGAACGCGAACGAATCTGTGGATGCGGCGGCGCGGAATGCAAACGAGACGCCGGAGGCCAAGGCCAAGGCAAAGTCGCTGGAGATGTTGGCGAATTTCGACGCATGGAACACGCAGGCGAACCGGCTGGGGCTGACGGGGCAAAATGCCACCTTCTTCAGGGCGAATGGGAAGCTCTTCGACCCGCGACAGGCGACGGCGGAGGAGATTGCGCGCAGCCAAGCACTGAGCGTCTGGCGGCAGAACAACCCCGGCCAGAAGCTAACCATGGAGGCACTCGAGCAGATCAATACCACGGCGGCAGGGCGGCCAGACAAAGGCTCCGGCGCACCGATTCCTCCGGCCCTCGCCAACAAGATACTCGACGAAAAGAAGTCTGCAATGGATGCTGCGACGACCCTGCTACGCGACAGGAGGGATAAGGCAGGGGGGCGGTATACACTACAGAATTGGTTGGCGGACATGCAGGAGGCCCAGGACAAGTACGAATCTGCCCTCGAAGAAGCTGGCGGCACGGCTAACCACATGACCATTCAACCGGATGGATCGTGGAAACCGGATACTGCTGCACCGGCGCCAGCAGCACCAAACGCCGCAGCAAAACCACAGCCAGCCCCGGACGGAACTCACCGCCAGGCACCGGATGGCACGGTTGAAGTGAAGACCAACGGCAAGTGGGTGAAGGCATAATGGACGGTAGCCAGCAATATAGCGATGTGCCGGATGGCTACAAGGTACTGCCATCGGCCCCGCCGCCGGCCTACAGCGACATCCCCGACGGGTATAAGGTCATCGGGTCGGCAACCGCACCGGATGCTTTACACCCTCCAACTCAACCACTGGGATACCCCACAATGGAGCAGACCGAGGCTGGGTTTACGCCCACGGTCTACAGCAGAGGAGTCTCTGGTGCTCCGGTGGGTATGCGCTCAAGTGGCGATCCCAATAAACCCATATCTCCTGCAAATAGTGGGGTTGCTGCACCACAGGCAGCGGCGGGTGGGGCACCCAAGCCCCCCAACCCATTCCTATACACAGCGCCTCGCCCAGCAACCCCTATCGCCGCCCGCGATACACAGTATCAGTTACAGTCTGCTCCTACGACTCTGCCGCAACTGCTGGCGCGGCCCGGTCAAGCCCCCGTACCAACCACTGCCGACAATCCCCTGAATGCCCCCGGTCCCGCCCCGCTCGCGCCGCCGCCGGCCAGCCCCTTTCAGGCTCAAAGTCTGGAGGAGGGCGCCAACCGTGAGCTTGCGCGTGAGCACGCGGGGGATGTTGCCTACCGTCTTCCGAAGCTGCCAGAACCTACAACAATGGGCCAGCAAGCGCAACAGGTGCGCGCCAGTGTGCCCCAGACAGTGTGGGGAAACCCGGTTGGGATGAAACACGGCAGCAGCAACGTTAACATCAATGATCGCCCGATTGTTCCCAATCCCCAGGCTGGTCCCAATCAGTCAAGCACACTTTGGTCAACCAGCTTTGGAACGGATCAGGGTGAGGTTTTAGTGCCGCGCGTCACCGACGGCGAGGATGGAAAACCGCCTCATATTCTGTCCGATAAGCGCATCAACGGCAAACCCTCAGAGGCTGAAGCCTACTATCAGAAGTACGGCAAAACCATTGGTATTTTCGACACACCGGAACATGCCACAGCCTATGCCCAGCAACTCCATGAACAGCAAGCGGCGCTGCCCAACATCAACGGACGTACAGCACCCCACATCCAGCCCTATACTCCCGCATCGCCCACAGTGGCACCCCTGCCTACACCGCGCGACGTGGCTGCGCAGGGTGTGCCGATGGAGAAGGAGGGCTACGGGAGCATTGTCCAGAGCCTTCTACTCACCGACAAAGACCGCGCACAACTGGGCAACATCCATCGTCTGACTCCAGCCGAGGAGCAGCAGTATGGCCAACAGAAGGCAACCACCACCGCCGATCTTGAATCGCGCGTCCCACGTCTGATCCCACGCGATGTACCGCTGACCGCCGAGGAGCAGGACCAGGTTGCAGTGCTGAAGGGCGAGGCTGCCAAAGGGAACATTGACCCAACCAGGCTAACTCCGCAACAGCGAGAGTTGCTGACCCGAAATTGGAGGCAGAGCTCTACTGGAATCCCAGGTGCGGTGGCCAAAGCTGTACGCGACAAACTCAGCGACTTCAGCCGGCTTGACCAAGCTGCGCTGATTGCCACCATGCCGGAATCGAAGTTGGTGAGCCTGTATTTTGGCGGACAGATGGCGCGCGGGGTGATTCAAGAGACGCCGGAGGCATGGAAGGCTTATCAGGCTGGCGACCATGAGAAAGCGGCAGCGCTGGCTACCTCGGCAATCATCGATGGTGCGATGGCTGGGATGGCCGCGCGCCATGCGGTGAAGGGTGGAGTTGAGGGGGTGATGGACAAGGTACTACCCATCAAACCGGAGGCGGTGGCAGAGTATCGGGCGCAGCAGGCCGCTACGCGCGTTGCGGAGGCAGTCCAGGGTGGTGGTTCACCCTCTGAGATAAACTCCGAGGGACAGCGGCGAGTCATGGCAGATGCCGCGCGAAAGCCGCCACTTCACGCCACAAACGATGTGGAAGCACTGCGCGCGAGCGCGGAGAGGCAAGCACCCCACATTGGAGATGCGGTGGAGGCGGCAACCGAAGGAGTACCCGGCGCGAATTTGAAGGCGGTGCGTGACTCAAAAGACAGTGGGCGCATCATCAATAAAACTGAAGAGCAGGGCGTAGCACCGAGCCAAATTGGTGATATTGCAGCCGCGAAGGTGACGGTGCCGGACCAGGCGGCGGCGGACCATGTGCTGCGGAACCTGGACCAGACGATGCCGGTGGAGAGCGTGAACGGCACGGTAACAGGCGAGCCGGGCAAGAATGCCGTCCGGCAGACGCAAGCCATTGTCAACACTGAGGGAGCTGCTCGCGAAGCGGGTGTGGAAAATGAGCCGGTGAAGCGGGCCGAGGTGCTGATCCAGACGCCGGAGATGGAGCGCGCGGCGGAGGCGACGCACGACGACTACCGCAAGGCCCAGGAGCTTCGCCAGCAGGGCAAGGACGCCGAGGCCGAGGTACTGGAGCGCAAGATCATTCAACAGCACGAGGCGGCCGAGCAAGCGGCGCGGACGAGACAGGAGACAGCCAATGCCGTACCGGAGCAAGGCGCAGGAGGCGTTCTTCAACGCCCACCGCAAGAAGCTGGAGCAACAGGGGGTGAACGTGGAGGAGTGGAACCAGGCCAGCAAGGGGCGGAAGCTCCCGCCGCGCGCCCCGAAGCCACCCGCGAAGCGCAAGTCGTAGCGCCAGAACCCGCACGCGGAGTGCAGGGGGTGACGCTGCCGGTGGCGAGCGAGCCGGCCATCTCCGAAGCGCAGAAGGCTGACGGCGTGGTGCGAATGCCGGTAAGTGACATCACGCTCGATCCTCAGCGCTTTCAGTACAAGATGAACACTGACAGATCTGGTGTGACCAACCTGCTAAAGGGACGGAAGTGGAACAACGACCTGGCCGGGGTTGTCAGTGTATGGAAGGACCCTGAGACTGGCAAAACTTACGCGGTGAATGGGCATCATCGCTTACAGTTGGCGCAGGAGAACGGTGTACCGGACATTGATGTGAAGAAGATCGACGCACCGACGGCGGCGGCGGCGCGGGCGGTGGGAGCGCTGCAGAACATAGCCGAAGGGCGCGGGACGGCGATGGATGCCGCGAAGTTCTTCCGCGACTCGGGATTTACCCCGGAGAAGCTGGACGACTTGGGAATAAGCATGGGTGAGGCAACGGCGGCCAACGGGGTTGCGCTAAGCCGGTTGGACCCCAGCCTATTCGATCAGGTAGTAAGCGGCAAGCTCCGCCAGGGCCGGGCCATTGCCATTGGCAACGCCACGGCGGACGCGGCGGACCAGGAAGCCATCGTCAAACTGATTCAGAAGCGGGAGGCGAAGGGCGGCAAGGTTACGGACGATGTGGTCGACGAACTCGCCCGGATGGTGAAAGGTGCGCAACAGACCACCGAGACACAGCAGGGATTGTTTGGCGCGCAGGAGATGACGCGCAGCCTGGCGCTGGAGAAGGCGGAGATTTCGAGTGCTGTGCGCGACAGGATTGCGCAGGAACGGCGGACATTCCAGAGCGTGGCCGATACAGGCAAAGCGGCGATGTTGGGCAAGGTTGAGGGCCAGCAGTTGAAGCCGGAAGAGAATGCCAGGATCGCGCGCGACGCGGCGCAGGCGCAAGAAATTTACGATCGACTGAGCACGCGCGGGGGTACAATTGACGATATCCTGAACCGCGCGGCCAGAGAGTTGGCGGACGGAGGGAACGCAAATGGCATCAAACAGCGAGCCTACGACGACATCCGGGCAGAGCTATCAAAAGCTGTCCCTGGCGGAGCAGACAGCGGCCGTGCGGGAGTTCAAGAAGCTGCGCAAGCACGGCCAGCCGGCCGTCCCCCCATCCCCCCCACCCGCAGAGCCGGAGCCGAGCGCCCAGCAGCAGCAGCAGCCGGAGCCGGGTCAGCAGAACGCAGAGTAGCGTGGACGGCGGGGAGGCAGTCGACGCCAGTGGAGGTTCGCGGCCCGGACGGCGAGTGGCGGCCGGGCACGCTGGAACACTACAACCCTGGGTGGAATGGGAACAAAGCCAGCGGACGGGTGACGCTGGACGACGCTGCCAGAACAAAGGTGCGCAATGTGCCGGTGGGTGAGATGCGCCTGCCCGAACCGGTAAAAGCCGGTAGCAAACGGTATGTGGGGCCAGACCAGCGGAAAGGGTCCATGGCGCCAGTGACGGGCAGCGACGCAGAAAAAGCCAACATCAACTACACCAAAGAGAACCTGCCGAAGTTGGTGGACCAGTACCTAGCCAAGCATTCAGTCGACGGGGTTGCCACGATTGCGACGGATGCGGCCAAGGAGATGTATTCCGACTTTCAGAAAGACCCAACGCGCGCTGAGCGCGACGTCCACACCTCAGCCGCGGCGGTTGCCTCGGCAGCCCTCAACACAGAACTGGCGGCGCCGGTAAAAGCCGGTAAGGATATGGTGGACATAGTGACGGCAAGCCCTGGCAGTGGGAAGACCTTCACTCAGAGTGCAGAGGCGGAATCGAGGGTTGGACTGCGGGTGGAAGACATTATGACCGACCCAAAGGATTCCTCGATCCTGATTGACAAGATACTGGCGAGCGGGCGCCGGCCGGTGATTCGCTGGATCTATGTGGATGACCCCAAAACCACGGTCAACCGGATGGTGATGCGAGCGGTAGGCCACGATGGCAAGCCGGGCATTGGACGCACGGTGAATGTGGACTACATGGCAAAGGCTTACACCGACCTGCCAAAGACCCTGCTGGCCATGATGGACAAGTACGGAGACCAGATTGGGGTCCAGGGGATCGATAACTCCGGAGCCAAGGGCAGCGAAAAACTTCTGGAAAACACTCGACAAACGCTCGAGGAAATGAAACAATTGAAGCAGGATGAAGTAGCACAGCAGATGCAGGAAGAGTTAAAGGCCCTGAAGGACAAGGGGGTCTTTGATGGTGACAGAGGAAAGGCAATCTATGCAGCAGCCGAAGCCCCAAGTATCCTCCCCAGCGCAGCAGGTGCCACTGAAGCAGGTGGCCCGCGAGATCGCACAGAAGGGGATCGAGGATCTGCACAAGCGGGCGAAGGACGACCCGAAGTTCGGAGTCAAGTACTAAACCCCCAAGACAAAGAAATTGCAGAGAACGAGACGCGAGCTTCCAACCGCAAGTCTCAACTTGCCGCCGCTGTTGGCCGCGACCAGCACGAGAACGCCGCAGCGCACAAGAGCGCGGTGGTGGAGGCGGGCGGGCGGAAGCATCTGGTGCTGGATGCGGACGGCGAGGGGGTGTGGCACCGGCTGTTTGGCCAGATCAAAGACTCGAAGCTGGGCAAGCTGCTGGGCGCGCGGCAGAGCTGGACTGGGATGACGCTGACCAAGGAACAGGTCAACACGGCCATTGCGTTTATGAAGGCAGTCCAGGGGGATTTAGACGCTTTGGGGATGCCGGACGAGGGCGCGCGGGCGGGCTATGAGCGGATGGTGAAGCTGCTGAAGGAGGCGCAGAACGAGCAGGGTGGGGCTTCGATCCTGCGCGGAGACTACCGCGGGGACACGGCGCGGGAGGAGGCGGCGCACCAGTGGCAGCGCGAGCATGGGTTGGACAACTCCTACGCGATGACCAGCGTGGCCGATCAGCCTGAATTTGCGGAGATTGCCGATGGGCTGCGCAGAATAGGCTATAGAGAGGCCAAGCCATCGGTGGTGGCGATGGAGCTGATGGCGAAGGCCATGGCGGGCGATCCAGCGTTTAAAATCGGCGACGAAGAGCGCGTAAGTATGGTACGCTCGTTCCTGACCGAGGCTGTGGAAGAAAAAGGGCCTGGGATTCTGCAGGACCTGCCGGAGACCGATCCGCGGTTGAAGGCGGTGATCGACGAGGTACGCAGGGGGTACGACTATGGCGACGAGTACAACCAAGGCGCTGCGGGACGCAGTGCATCGGCGGCACGAGGCGGCGGTGGACAAACTGGGGGCGAAGTTCGCCAAACAGATGGGGCCGGTCCACATGACCGGGGTGGAGGACGACCCATTGCTGAAGGTGGCGAACGAGGTGTTTCAGAAGGCGGCGCGCCGCAAGGTGAACTGACCACACCTCTCTACCGAGACTTTGAGGACTACGCGGCGCAACACGATGCTGGACGGCAGGGATATGGGGACCCGGCACTCTCACGGAGCAACAGCAGCACAAGCCACACATCTTGGAAAGCGGCACTCAAAAATCAAGATGCGAAAGATGCCGCTCTGACCGAGCGGCGTGAAGCGTTGCGCCAGGATTACAGCCACGCGCTGGCCGCCGGCGAGATCCGCGAGATGACAGAGAGCCAGCGGCTGGCGCGTACCGCAGCGGGGCATCCCGACAATGAAGCAGTGCAGGCGGCACAGCGTATCCTCGAAAAGAGAGCGCAACAAGGCAAGCCACCGATACCGCCCGCCTTCCAGCGGGCGCGGCCTGCGGGATATGAGCCCCTGAAAGGCACTTCGGTTGCTTTTCCTGGCATGGAAGATTTGGTGCGGGAGCGCGAGGAGGTTACAGCGCGCGATGCTGCGATCCGGGATGCGGAGGAGCGCTGGGAGAAGGCCGCCCGTGCCTACAGTGCGGCGAAAGAGGGCAGCCCACAGGAGGCCCGCGCCAACGACCTTCTCGACCAACTGGACGGCGAACTTGAGCGCCTCAGAGAACAAGCCCGGCAGGCTGAAGTGCGTCCGCGCACGCAGGCAGAGGAGACCGCCGGCAGGGATCGCGGGGATTATCGTCTCAGCCATCAACAGTATCGAAGTGCGCGGGAAGGCAGCCGCCTCCAGCCGCCGAAGCCGCCGCCGAGCCGGGCATTGCCGGGGATGGAGGGCGCGGATGCGGAGCGCGCGCAGGCCGAGGCGGAGCAGCAGGGCCGGGAGTTGACCGAGCGGCTGCGGGAGCCGGGCGCGAACATCAGCAAAAAAGCGGGACAGATGGAGCGGGAGTCGCCGCTATTCTTTGGCACGGGCGCGGGCGGGCAGGACACGCTCTTCCAGCGGACGGAAGAGAAGCCAAACGAAAAAGTAGTGGACATGCTGACCCGGGGCAAGACGGGTGCCTACACGCTGGACCACTGGCTGAAGAACCAGCCGGGCGTAAAGATCCTGTCGATTGAGCGGGAGGCGGTCGATCCGGCAAAGCTGACGCGGCTTCAGGACTGGACGCGCGAAGGCAAGCTCGCGGACTGGAAGAGGTCGAATGTCAGCGCAAAGGACTTTCCAGCGGCGGAGGTTGTGCGCACAGCGGGCGGCGACGTGCTGTATGAGGGAACGCATCGCGCAGAGTATGCCAAGCGGCAGGGCGAGCAGCTACCAGCAAAGGTCTACACCATCCAGACCCGGGACGATGCGCCGAGGAGTGAGGGAAGCATTCTCTTCCAGCGGGCTGTGGAGGACAAGGAAGCGAACCGGCAGAATCCGTGGTTTTTGAAGAGCGCGCGCATCCTGGGCGAGAAGATGAAGGGGCCGATGCCGGGCGACGCGCTGGTGCGGATGCTGGAGAACAACGGCGTGAAGGCCGAGGAGTTGAAGTGGAGCGGGCTGGAAGAGCTGCGCGGCAGGCCGAGGGTGACGCCCGCCGAGGTGCAACAGCACCTGGCCGAGAACACAATCAAAGTGGAAGAGGTGACAAAGGGCGACCATGTACCCAAGGAACGCCCACAGGTGCGATTGGAAGCTAGCGATGTGCGGAAGACCGAGCACCAGTATGTGGCCAACGATCCAAACACAGGCCGCGAGTTTCAGGTTGATCAGGGGTACGTAGGCAGTGCGCGAATACGCGCCGCCCACTATCTGACAAACCTAATGAACAGCCGCGCATTGTCTGAACGCTCCGAGAGCGATCGTAGTTCAGAGCCGAAGTATGGCACCTACACCCTGCCTGGCGGGGAGAACTACCGGGAGAAGCTGCTGATACTTTCTGATCCGGCTAGCCGCGCTAAGCCCGGCACCCGCGCAGCCATGGGATTGGAACGTGGGCAATCGTTTCATAGCGGCCACTGGGCTGAAGATGACGTGCTGGCGCACATCCGCTTCAACGACCGCACCGCGCCGGATGGGAAGAAGCTGCTGCACATCGAGGAGATTCAGAGCGACTGGCACCAGAAGGGGCGGGCACGAGGGTATAAAACTCCTGAAGCGGAAGAGTTTACTGCACGATACAAAGCAGCAAATGATCTCCGATCTGTCACCGCTGCAGACTCAGTGGCCGCGTTTAACAGATCAGACAATCTTGGATATGACACGATGGGGCAAGCCAGAAGCGCAGTGCTTGGACATCCCGACTGGGCTGAACGATGGGATGTGACCGACCCGAGAGATATTCAGAGCATCAACACCTGGCGTGATGCGCGACTGGCCGAGCAAGCACTGGAAGACGAGCGCACACGACACAATTTTGGCAATAGCGTTCCCGACGCGCCCTTCAAGAAGGACTGGCACGAGATGGCCTTCCGCCGGGCGGTGAAGTACGCCGCGGACAATGGCTACGATGGGGTGAGCTGGACGCCGGGCGAAGAGCAGGCCAAGCGGTACTACCTGAGCAAACAGATCAACGACATAACCCTGAATGGCCGCGGCGACGATCTCGACATCACGGCAACCGACCTCAACCATCGGCGCGTGATGGACAGCGTAAAGACCACACGGGATGGACTCGCAGACATCATCGGCAAAGAAGCAGCACAGAAACTCTTAGACCAGCCCGAGCCAGACCCAAACAACCCCTATGCGGCGAGGTTTCTGCACAACGCAGACCTGCGAGTGGGCGGGGAGGGGATGAAGGGCTTCTACGACAAGATGCTGCCGGACTATGCGCGGAAGTTTGGCAAGCAGTGGGGCGCGAAGGTGGGAGAGACGTTTGTGGATGCCCCAAGCACAAAGCTGGATCGCGGGTACGACATCTATCGCCCAGGTCAGACCGAATCCTACGCTGGGCCATGGGACACTGCGGAAGAGGCGGCGCAGCACAAGGACTCACCCAATGACGAAGTTCGGATGCGTGCGGCTACTAAAGTACCCGTGCTGGACATCACGCCGGAGATGCGTAAGGCGGTGGGGGAGCAGGGTGTGTCGATGTTCCAGAAGTCCGAAGACAAGGAGTACAAGCCGGACTGGGTGAAGGAGGCGCAGGGCCGGGGCGAGTGGGAGCCGATGCCGCGGCCCGAGCGCACCGAGCCGGCGGAGGAGCAGCGGCCGCTGCCCCTGGGCGGGCCATCGGTGTGGAAGCGCGCGCTGGGCGCCTACACGGACTGGCGCGACGAGGCCCCCAACGCAGGCAGCGACACGCGGGAGCTGCTGCGCGATAAGCGGGGGCAGATGGACCGCAGCGTGCTCCAGTTGAAGCAGTCGCTGGGCGAGATGCGCAAGGACTTCGAGGGGCTGGCCAAGGCGAAGACCGCCGACATGATCGACAGTTGGGAGCATGGCCGGTTCGATGAGATCGACCCAAAGCACCGCGAGCAGGCGAAGGTGCTGTACAACATCGGGCTGGACGACTGGCACGCGCTGGAGAAGCTGGACCCGGAGAAGTTCCAGAACTTCCTGCAAAACCATTATCCGCACATCTGGGACCGAAGCAGCCCAGGCTATGCGAAGGTGTTTGGCAAGCAGGGCTCGATCTTCGGGAACAAGAAGTTTTTGCAGCCGCGCGAGATCCGCTACTTCAAAACCGCGCTGGACTACCACCTGGAGCCGAAGAGCTGGAACCCGGTGGACGCGATTCTGGAGCGGCACCTGGCCATCCGGCGGTACATCTTCGCGCAGGACACGATCCAGCAGATGCGGGGGCAGGGGTTGCTGCGGATGTTCAAATCGCCCAAGGACGCGCCGGCGGACTGGACGCAGATCAACGACCGCTTTGCCACGGTGACGCACATGAATGCCGATGGCGAGCGGGTGCTGGATGGCCACTACTATGCTCCGGATGCGGCGGCGAAGAGCTTCAACAACTTTGTGTCGCAGGGGCTGATTGGGCGCAATGCCATGCTGGACGCGGCCTTCGATGTAAACCGTTCGATGAATGCCACGCAACTGGCGCTGAGCGCCTTCCATGCAACGGCCAGCACCGTCAACCTGGCGATTGGCGACATCTCGCTGGGGCTGGAAGAGGCATTGCAGGGGCGGGGCCTGAGCGCGGCGAAGCATATTGCGCGGGGCGTAAGCACGGTTGGCCCGGTGGCGCGGCATCTCTACGTTGGCAACAAGGTGCTGCGGGAGTACTACGAGGCTGGCGCGCGGCCCTCGCGCTACAACCTGCTGGAGCGGACGGTGGCGCCCATGGGCGAGTACCTGAATCCCGGCTCGGCGGCACGCTACCAGGCGGAGGTGAACTGGATTACGCGCAGCGGGTGGCGGCCGGAGCAGGCGTTGCGGCTGGACGCCCCACGGTGGAAGCAGGTGACGGAGGACATCCGCCGGGGCGACTGGTTCAAGGGCGCGAAGGGGGCGGTGCCGGCCACGATCGACCTGGCGGGTAGCTGGCTGATGCGCGGGATGATTCCCCGGATCAAGGCTGGAACGTTGCAGGACATGACCGCAAACATCCTGGCAGAGGCCACGCGGCGCGGCTGGGACGATGCGGAGATTCGGCGGCGGGTGCAGGATGCATCGGACAGCGTGGACTACCGCTATGGCCAGATGATCTACGACAACCGCTTCTGGAACAAGACGGCGCAGCACCTGGCCCAGTTGGGGGTGCGCAGTGTGGGCTGGCAGAGCGGGACCTACATGGAGTATGGCGGGGCGGTGACGGATACGGCAAGGGCGTTTGCGCGGGCGGCGGCGCGGCGGCGGCCGGAGTTAACGCACAAGATGGCGTTTTCCCTGGCTACGCCGATCTTTACTGGGATGTTTTCGGCGGCGGCAACCTACCTGATGACCGGCCATGCTCCAGACACGGAGAAGCATGGCCTGAAGGCCTATGCGATGGTGGAGACGCCGGATGGCACGATGCTGAGCATTCCCGGCTACACCAAGAACCTGATGGCGGTGGGCGAGGACGTTGCGCAGAACACAGTGCCCTGGCGGACGGCCTTCAACTTTGCCAGCCCCGGCATCAACGTGGCCGCGGAGATGATGATGAACAGCGACTACTACGGAAGGCAGATCCGCAACGAAGACGATCCATGGTTCAGCAGGAACCTGGGCTCGAGCCAGGCGGGCGAGTATGCGAAGTATATTGCCAGCAAGTATGTGCCATTCTCGATCGAGAGCATGCAGCGGCAGCGGCAGAATGCCGGCGGCGGCGAATTTAGCGACATAACCAAGAAGAGTTTGGGCCTGATGGGGTTGCTGGGCTATGCGGGCTTCCAGCCGGCAACGAAGATTGTGCAGAACAGCAGTGCGATGAACCTGGCGGAGCACTATATGCAGGAGAACCCGGAGGCGCCGCGCACGCGGGAGCAGGCAGAACACAGCGAGAGCGAGCGCAACCTGGTGCAGGCGCTGCGGGCGGGCAACCTGGACGACAGGAAGCTGAACGAGGCCCTGGTGGACGGAAAGATTACGGAGCGGGAGTTCCAGACGGCGCAGGAGGAGGCCTTTGAGCCGCCGCTGGAGCGGATGGCAAAGCGCCTGAGCCTGCAGCAGAACCTGCAAATCTGGAAGAAGGCGACCCCGGAGGAGCGCGCGGCGCTGCAGGGGGTGATCGGGAAAAAGGCCAACGAAGCCTATGTGAAGGACCCGGCAAGCATGGAGCCGTTCGAGGCGGAGCTGAACGATGTAATGAAGGTTGACAGCAACCCGTAGCTGAGTATACTGCGCTGAGCGGGGTAGTTCAGCCTGGTAGAACAGTGGGCTCATAACTCACAGGTCGCCGGTTCAAATCCGGCCCCCGCAACCATCCGAACCACAAGGATAAACACCATGAGTTGGAGCATCAATCTATCCGTCGAAGATTGAGGCGACGATGAGCAGACTATTTCGAACCATCAGTCACTATGTCCATCACTACTATCAACCCTACCAACTCTACAGTGGAGGATGGATTGCTTACTTCATCCAACCGATGGGGCTGGAAGTCTGCGGTGGTGGCTATGTGGTTTCGAAGACGTGGGCGGGTCTATGGCTCAAGATGCTTCGCGCTGATGTAGAGCTATGCTGGATGGAAATAAAAATGCGGCTATTCAGCACATATTGTCGCTACTTTGGCAGTAGAGATCAGCGAGTCCGGGTTGCTCAGATGAGGGGCGAGGATTGGTGTGAACGCACGGGATTCAATTTTTGAGTGTGCGCCGGTTTTTGCCGTTTCCCGGCGCGCGGCTGTCTCCGAAGGCGAACGGCGTCAGGAGATGGCAACCAGGGCGTAGGGAGCCGCTCTCCCGATCCCCGAAGATGCAGGAGGGCCTCACCCCATGGGTGGGGCTTTTCTGTGTTGTAGGATGAAGCAGAAGCACCGCAAGGCCAGAAAGTGAATCGCCGGAACGCCTATGAGCCGCACCGCCCAAGCAGACCGATGCCTGACCAGCGAGGAGCAGCGCCTGCTGCGCCACTACATCCGCGAGGGTGGGACGGAGGACAAGCTGGCGAAGGCTGCGCGCAAGACCAAGATCACACTGGAGCGGGCGCAGGCGCTGCTGAAGCGCGTGCATGTGGGCGAGGAGCTGGCGCGGCGGCGGCATCTGCTGGAGTATGAGCAGGCCAAGCTGGACGCCGCCGACCTGAACCGGCGGGAGACGAAGGAAGACGAGCAGATCGACCTGACGGAGAAGAAGATTTTCCAGCAGATGATCCGCCTGATCGAGACGCCCGCGGAGGAGATGAAGAACGGCCACCAAATGAAGGCGCAGTTTTTAAAGCTGGCGGCGGTGTTTACGGGAACAATCCGGGATGGGCGGCTGGAGAAGATTGAACGAATGTCGCAACCAGACGGAACATTGGGTGTTCCCGAACCCTGCATCTACCAATCCATCTACACGAGGGCGGCGAGCCAGGTGCAGCAGGAGCCTGCCGACTTGTTACCCGATGAGGCTGCGCCAGCGGCGGCAGCGAAGACATCGCCTCTGGCGCGGCCGGCGGCCCATGTTGCGGCAAAGACGCCGGACGATGCGCGGGCGAGCGCGCACGCAGCCAAGGCGGTGCTTGAGGTCCCGGTGCCGGCGGCGGCGGCGCGGCGATGATTGAGTGCAACTATCCTGCGCTGGAGCCGAGGCCTACCAACTCGAAGGCGATGTGGTGGCCGATCAACACGGCGCAGCAGGCGGCGCGCAACTCCGCTGCAGAGTTGCTGGACTATGGCGGGGCGTCGGGCGGGGGGAAGAGCCAGCTGCTGGTGGCGGACGCGGCCGACGAGTACCGCAACCCCTGGCTGACCGGGGTGCTGATTCGCAAGCAGCGCACGGACATGCCCGAGCTGAAGGACATCATGCAGCGCATCTACCGGCCGCTGGGCGGGCGGCACATGCGCACCGACCATGCGTGGCAGTTCCCGGCCGGGGGGACCATCCGCTACGGCTATCTGAAGACCGATGCGCACCTGGACAACTACCAGGGCAACCCATTCAGCTTTCTGGGGATTGACGAGAGCGGGCAGCACCCGGAGCACCGGGTGCGCGCGCTGGTGGCCTGGCTGGTGGCGCCGGCGGAGAGCGGGCTGCGGGTGCGTGGCCGGTTTACCTGCAATCCCGGCGGCGAGGGCTATGGCTGGCAGATGCAGGTGTTCCTGCGCGGGCGGTGCCCAATCCACTTCCCGGCGCCGCCCGACGACAGCCGGCCGAGGGAGACCAGCGTGGTGCCGGGGAAGGTATACCGCGGGGCGCGCTGGACCACGGGCGAGCCGGTGGGCTTTACCACGGCGTTCATACCGGCGTTTATCCACGACAATCCCAGCTACTACGAGTCGAAGATCAAGGGGCTGATGAGCCAGACGGCGGTGCTGCGCAAGCAACTGCTGGACGGCTGCTGGTGCAATGCGGAGGGAATCTACTACGACTTCATGCAGCCGGGGATGGTGGTGAAGATCCAGACGGTGACGGAGGAGTGGTGGTGGAACCACTTTATCAGCATCGACTTTGGGTTTGGCAACAGCTCGGCGGCGGCGGGGATGTACGCGGTCAGCCCGCTGGGGCGGACGTTCAAGACGCGCGAGCGGATCGAGAAGAAGATGTCGTCGAAGGAGTTTGCGCTGCGCATCTGCAAGGACGGGTTTGCCGCGATCGGGGACGGGGAACCGGGGCTGCCGCAGCCGATGCAGGAGGCGTGGCTGGCCAAGCTGAAGGGCCGCGACCCGGAGGGGCCGCGGATCAACTTTGCGGTAATCGATTCGGCCAACGACCAGCACTCGGGAACGGGGCGCAGCAACTTCGAGATCATGGCGGAGGTCTTCAACGAGTATGGGATACCGTGCATCAAGAGCGGGGCGGAGGCGAAGGACAGCCAGGCCAGCGCGCAGCACCTGTACAACGGGCTGGCCAGCCAGGAGCTGGTGCTGACGAGCGGCGTTCCGTACACCTACAAGGCGCTGAGCTCGCGGGTGATCGACGAGCGGCGGGCGATCAAGAAGGTGCATGGCGACCCGCTGGACGACATCACGGACGAGACGCGGTACGGGTACAACACCTACTACGACACGAGCAACGCCCCTGGGGAGGTGGCGCTGGACAAGGAGTTGGAGGAGATGCGGCAGCGGGGGCTGGACGAGACATCGCTGGCGCACTACCGCTGGCGGAAGCGGCTGGAGCTGGACGAGGCGGAGCGGATGGCGGCGCGAGGGATTCCGCTGACGCGGCGATCGATGCTGGAGACGCCGGTGCAGCGGTAGGCTACGGGATACGCCAATCTACAAACGGCGCTTCGATCGTCCAGTCCCACCATCGTTTGCGTAAACCGCGAAATCCGGGAATGGCGAATGGAACGGTGCAGGCGACTGCACCCCCTCTGCGGCAGATCACAAACGCGCCATTCCCATTGTTCTGCACTCGCGTCACTGGTGCCCACCCACGCAACTTTCCGTGAGCCACAACATAGAAGCGATCTCCCGGTTTCGCCGATGGAGCCTTTCTGTCCCGTGTGTACCAGCCCCACTCTTCGCCAGTGTATAGCTCGCCGGCGGCATCTCCTTCGGCAATCCACTCTTCCCAAAAGTCCTTTGGACACGTCCCTACTAAATCCATTATTCACTCTCCGGTTTTACCGTGTCGAGCATGGGGGGCTGGGAGTCTAGCGGGGCGGCGGGGCCTTGGGAGGGCTGAGAAAGGAGCAGGCTTCGCTGCTGGAGCCGGGGGTTCTTGCAGTTGATGTGGCGGACGAGGCAGCCGGTGATCTTCCACTTCTCCCGGCGGTGGATCTGACAGCCGCAATCGTAGCAGATTTTCATGGATCAACCCTGCTCCCAGGTCAACGAGAGGCCGTCACTTCGCTGGTTCGGGCGTCTTGGCTGGCGCGGGCGTGTACCAGCATGTGACAGTCTGCGTATGGCTGTCTCGTGCCGTTATTTTGCAGGTCAACGGACTTGTTTCATCCGATGAAAATGTTACCGTGATAGCGCATCCCTTCACAGACTCATCCCACTGGTACCCGTTGAACTGGCTGCACCCATGCTCGTCAACTGGATTCATAACGAATGATGGAGTCGTGGAGATACAGGCTTCGGGATGCGTCGAGCAATCGGATATGAATGTCGTCTGAGATGCCGGAACTGGCTTGGAGGTCTGCGCGATGAGCGGCACAGCCAAGAACAGTGCGATGATTGCGATTCGTTTCATGCTGCCTCCAGTGGATCAACCCTTAAAGATGTCTCGCGCCATGTACCCCGCAACGAACACGTTGCCCAGCAGGTAGTCTCGCGCGGCGGTGTAACGCTGCAGCAGTTCAGCCTCCTTCTCCATCCCTTTGGCGGCGCGGACGGCGGCGAGGCGGTCGGGCCGGAGGTTGTCGGCGAGGTCGGCGAGCTTGACTTTGGCGGCGAGCGGGTCGGCGGCGACGCGGCGGATGTATTCGGTGTAGCTCTCGGCCTGCTTGCACCGGGTGAGGGCGTGGACGGCGTAGAGGATTGGACCTGGAAAAGTTCTGTAGAGGATGAAGTCGCCAGACACGGGACCATCTTCGAGCACATCGTGGAGCAGGCCGGCGATGGCGGCGTCCATGTCGGGCAGCAGGGAGACACCGACGCGGAGGACGTGCCAGAGGTAGGGTTTGCCGGCGAGGTCGAGCTGGCCGTGGTGGGCAGCCTTGGCGATGAGCAGGGCCAGGTCGAAGCGAAAGGGTTGCAACTCGGTCTCAGGGTTGGGCATGGCGTCCTCCGGGCAACACGAGTTGGAAGAGGCGGCGGAGGGCCCAGGTGGCCCACTGCCAGGCCACGCGGTAGAGTGGGGCGGGGAACCAGGCCCACTGGCGGCGGCGGCTGCCGCAGGGCTGCAAGAGGTGGGAGGGGTAGCGGCATTGCCAGGCAGCGTCCAGGGCGATCCGCTCCTGCCGGGGGACGATGTGGCCAAACTCGCAGGTGAGGCGAAGGCGGCGGCCGAGGAGGCCGGGGCGCGTCTGGCGGGGCGCAGGGTTGAAGGCGAGCGGGCTGTCGGAGGGAACGGTGCTCATGGGGCGATGGCCTTGGTCTTGTCCTGGGCGAGAAAGTCGCCGACGATAATCTGGATGCAGGTGGTGGGCCGGATGCCGCGGTGGGCGGCGGCCTTGGCGAGGGCCTCGGCGATATGCGGCGCGAGAGTGACAGTGATGCGCGAGGGCGCGGACTTGGTCTGCTGCGCTGCCGCAATCTTGCGTTTCATGCCACACAGAATAGCACGGATTTACGCTTGTAAACAACTATTATTGCAAAAAAGCATAAAAAGATGATAGAGCGCGCAGAGGGGACGGTGTTGCCGGTTTCGGTGCGGCGGCTAAACTTTTGCACAGGCGCGCCGATATACTGCTTGACATGCCTGCTTCCGCGAAGTATCTTGACCGTGGCAGCAGACCGAAGCCGATGGTGATGATGATGTCCAGCCTACCCGTATTGCAGCCCCCCCCAACAGTTCCAGGCGATAACTTCGACGCCATTCTGCGCGCCTTGTGGAAGTATGGCGAGGAGTGCGAGGAGCGGATTGCCGCGGTTGCAATGCCGCCGGCCGCCTCCAAGCGGCTGCGAATGCGAATCCAAATCTGCTATGAGGCGCGGGTGCAACTGCGCGCGACCCTTGCGCCGCCAGCGAACCCAGCGAGGCTACAACCAGAGGCCGGATCGATGCCGGGAGAGGAGAACCATGCCTGAAGCAGTAGACTTTGAGCCGTTCCATGACCGTGTGCTGGTGAGGCAGGACGAGGCTGCCGGCGAGGAGGCGCGGCCGGGTGGGATTGTGGTGCCGGACAACCAGAAGGAGCGTCCGCTGGAGGGCCGGGTGATGGCGACCGGGCCAGGGCGGCACGAGCTTGGGGTATTTATTCCGGTGGCGTGCGCGGTGGGAGATCAGGTGCTCTTCGGCCAGTTTGCCGGAACGAAGGTGGTGGTGGGCGGGGTGGAGTATCTGATACTGCGCGACGAGGAGATTCTGGGGCGGCGTATGCAGAAGACGGGGCCGAGCCATGACGATTGAGTTAGGCGGGGTGAAGCTGGTTGACCGGCCCCGGATGTTTCGCGTCATCCACCGTGTTGTCCTCAAAAAACTCTCGACGAAGCTGTGGGTCTGCGGACCCAGAGGCGACGTTGGCGGCTACCAATGGCCGGCGACCCGGAGGCGGGTCCGCCTGCTGGCGCGGCAGATGGCGCGTGAAGAGATGAAGGCGGCACGACGCAAGGCGCTGCCAATTTGAACGGAGGAAGGTAAAGCGATGGAGAAGAAGACGGAAGCGCCGGTACACAACGGTCTACCGGAGTTATTGAGCATCGACAACATGGCGTCGGGCGCCGTGTACGAGATGTTCAACGAAGCACTGAAGCGGTTGGCGGCGAATGTCGCCGACCCAAACACGGAGCCGACACAGAAGCGGAAGATTCTGCTGTCGATCGAGATTACCCCGTACAAGGACCGCAGCGGCGCGGAGTACAACGCAAAGGTGGAGACCAAGCTGGCCGGTCTGAAACCCGCCACCGCGAATATGTACTTTGCCCACAAAGACGGGGAGTTTCTGGCCTTTGGCCGCAACACGCAGCAGTCGGAGATTGAGTTCGATATGAGCGGGCCGACGATTGATCCTCCAGCAAAGACCCGGACAAACTGAAGCTCCACACCTAGACACATCAACCGCATGGCGCAAGCCGGCAGAGAGAAGGACCGATGGACAATGTAAATCCAGTGACGATTGACCGGATACTTAGTTTGGCTCCGGCAAAGGTACTCGAGGTTCGCGGCTTCGAGCTCATCGACAAAGACAAGACCTGCACGCTCTTTACGCCTCCGATGCTGAAGACCCTGGGCGTCAGCACGCTCTCCGGGTTTATGCTGATGCTGGAGAACAAGGTAGAGGGCTTCGATCCGAAGACATCCCTGGTGTGGGTATGCGACCACGACAAGGTGTTTCTGGTTGCCACCAGGAGCGACGAGTATGGCCGGCGGCTGCACTACTTGCTGGCGGAGGCCCCGAAGCCAGAGCGGGAGTTCCGCTTCAACCAGTTCATGCCGCAGGAGGAGTTCAACATCGCGCTGCGCTCGATGTTTGTGCAGGACGAGGATCTCGACGCACTGGTGAAACTGGCTGGCAACATCGCCAAGGATAGCGAACTGCGCCAGGAGGACGATGGCTTTGCTCAGAAGGTCTCTGTGAAGTCCGGGGTCCACATGGTTGAGACTGTGACCATGAAGCCGCGGGTGACATTGAAGCCTTTCCGCACCTTCCTGGAGGTGGAGCAGCCCTCGGGCGATTTCATTTTCCGGGTGAAGTCGCCGGAGGGGGCAGGCAACCACTGTGCACTATTCGAGGCGGATGCCGGGCGCTGGAAGCTTACCGCGCAGCAGAACATCGCCGCATGGCTGGAACAGAAGATCAAGACCAGCACAGTAGAAGAGATCGTCAACCTGCCAGTGATCGTGTAGCAATTTGAAAGCAGGGGGGCGGCAATGGCGAATGACCTGACGAAGGGAAAGCCGGTTCTGTCGATCGACTTTGACGGTGTGCTGCACAGCTACCGCAGCGGCTGGCAGGGGGCGCGCACGATAGCCGACCTCGAACGGCAGGAACTTGTGAAACTTTTGGGACTTATATACATGACTCCCTTGGAGACTGAATGAAGACTTACTACGAGCACGCGGGTAGCACGATATACCACGGCGACTGCAGAGAGATACTGCCGACCCTGCCGCGCTTCGACTTGCTGCTGACTGATCCCCCGTATGGCCAAAGTTATAAAGCCCCAAGTCCTCGGAATAAGAAGGCCCCGGGTCTAAATGGTAACTGGGTTCATCGGGAGAGGAGTACTTCTGACTCTGTTACCGGGGATGGCGAGGCGGTAGATGTTTCATGGCTTCCGAGTGTTGCGGACAACTCTGTTATTTGGGGAGCGCATAAATTGGCCCATCAATTGCCTCCCGGGAGTTGGCTTGTGTGGGACAAAAAAGTGGGACTTACCTCTAACGACTTCGGGGATGGTGAGGCGGCGTGGACTTCCCGGGATCAGCCACTTCGCATATTCCGGTTTCTTTGGAACGGGCTTTGCATTCAATCCGACAGCGCTGAGGCCAAACGCAAGCGAGGTACATCGGAGGCTTTACAGAGGCTGCACCCCACTCAAAAACCAGTTGCTCTGATGAAGTGGTGTCTGATGTTCTTCCCAACTGCCAAGACCGTTCTAGACCCCTATTGTGGGTCAGGAACCACGCTGCGCGCTGCGAAGGACGCGGGGTTGACTGCGGTCGGGATCGAGCGGGAAGAGAAATACTGCGAGATTGCCGCGAAGCGGATGGCGCAGCAAGTCATGGAGTTTGTATGAAAGGGACTCAAGTATATAAGTCCCAAACTTTTCACTGAGGAGACATAATGGACCGGCGCCAATTTCTACAGATGCTTGGCATGGCAGCGCCGGTGGCTGCGGTGGCGCCATCCTACTTCTTCGCGCCGGTAGGCGGCTGGCCACGAAGGTTTATAGGATGTGATTGGGGCTTTGGGCCATCAAAGACCATCATCACTCTCATCAATCCATCGAGTCCCGACCCAAGTTGGGTTAAGGAGATGTTTCTTGGGGGTATGATTGGCTCCCCATACCTCATCTCTGGCGGCCCGTTCACTAAACCATCTTGGATTGCAGACGAGTACCTTGGTATCTCTCGCGCAAAACAATAGGAGTTTACCCATGAAGATCAGGATCAAAAAGAGTCCGACAGCCGACACTAGAACCTGCGACTTTGCCCACACAAGCAAGGAAACGCTGTTGGCGAGCAGCATCCAACACATTCAAGACGTTGGTGCCGCGATGGGGTTCCTCGGCATCCTGCTGTGCGACCAGGCAGAGCATCACGACTTCGATAAGATCAGCGACATTGACGGATTCCACCGAGACTTTCTCACCGGCTTCAAGCAGACCACATGGTGGGACAATCACCGCAAAGTCAATCGGCACCACCTGATGCAACCCGATGGCGTACCTGCGGATGTAAACCTCATTGACGTGCTGGACATGATCGCCGACTGCGTGATGGCTGGCATGGCTCGCTCAGGATCGGTCTATCCGCTGGAAATTCCAACCGAAGTCCTTGTAAGGGCGTTTCAGAACACCGTTGAACTGCTGAAGGCGCAGATTGTTGTCGAGGACTAAACCACTAATCCAGTAACTAACGGAAAGGGCAGAATGGCAAACCGAGTGATCTTGGGCGATGAGGCCCGCGAGAAGGTGATGCGTGGCATCCGGCTGCTGGCGGATGCGGTGAAGTCGACGCTGGGGCCGGGCGGGCGGAATGCCTTGCTGGTGCGGCCGTTTGGGGTGGCGGCGACGCGCGATGGCGTGACCGTGGCCAAGGAGATCGAGCTGGAAGACCCGCTGGAGCAGGCGGGCGCGCGGCTGCTGCGGATGGTGGCGGCAAGCGCGGACGAGAGCGCGGGGGACGGCACAACGACGGCGGTGGTGCTGGCGGAGGCGATCCTGAACGAGGGGATGAAGCTGGTGGCGGCGGGGGTCGACCGGATGCGGCTGGCGGCGGGAGTGTCGGCGGCGGCGGCGGTGGCGCAGGAATCTCTGGCTGGGCAGGCCGTACCGGCGGACCATGCCATGATCCAGGCGGCGGCGACGGTGAGCCTGCATGGGGAGACGGAGCTGGGGATCCTGGTGGCGGACGCGATCGACAAGGTGGGGCCGCAGGGAATGATTACGACCGAGGACGCGGTGGGGCTGAAGTGCGAACTGGAGCACCAGACGGGCTACCAGTGGGAGCAGGGATGGACGCAGCAGGGGTTTGTGAACAGCCCCGAGCGGAGCGCCTGCGTGCTGGAGGAGCCGCTGATCTTTTTGAGCGAGCGGCCCCTGATCCAGTGCAATACGGACCGGATGGACCATCCGCTGAACCTGATGCGGCTGCTGGAGAGCGTGGCCGGGACGAAGCGGCCTCTGCTGATTGTGGCGGAGAGCGTGGACGGCGATGCCCTGAGAGTGCTTGCGGCCAACATCCGCAAGGGAACGCTGGAGAGTTGCTGCGCGGTGCCGCCGGGCTTTGGGGCCAAGCGGAAGGAGCATCTGAAGGACCTGGCGATTGCGACGGGGGGGGGCGAGGCATTCAGCAGCGAGATGGGCCATGACCTGAGCCGGTGGACGGCCCAGATGCTGGGCAGCGCGCGGCGGGCGATTGTGCTGGAGAACCGCACCATCCTGATTGAGCCGAGCGGCGATACGGCCAAGATATTGGAGCGCGCCGAGCAGTTGCGGGCGCTGCGCGGGGCGACCGACGATCCCTACGAGGAGGAGCAGTTTGGCATCCGCATTGGCCGGCTGACCGACGGCGCGGTGGTGCTGAAGGTGGCCGCGGCCACCGGGGTGGAGCTGCGCGAGCGGAAAGACCGCCTGCAGGACGCGGTATTCAGCGCGCGGGCGGCGGCGGAGGGCGGGATTGTGGCGGGCGGGGGCGTTGCCCTGGTGCGGGCGGCGCGGGCGGTGGAGGCTGCGATCGGCACGGTGCTGCATGATGGCAGGGACGAGCGGCTGGGATGGGAGATTGTGGTGAAGGCGCTGCGCGCCCCGCTGCGGCAGATTGCGGCCAACGCCGGCGAAGCTCCCGACGTGGTGCTGAACGAGGTGATGGAGAACCTGGAGCGGTCCGTCGACGGCGAGCAGGCCTACGGGTTCAACGCGGAGACGCATGAGTACGAAGACCTGGTGGAGGCTGGGGTGGTTGACCCGCTGAAGGTGACGCAGGTGGCGCTGGAGAAGGCGGCATCGATTGCCGGGCTGCTGCTGACGACGGAGGCGGTGGTATGCACCCTGCCGGCGCCGGCGGCGGCGCAGGGAACAGTTCCGGTATCGGGCCGGTAGGGCGATAGAGGCGGCGGCTATGGAGCGGAAGAAGGCGGAGGCGGCGGAGCGGACTGGGACGCTGAAGGCCCGGTTTGCGACGGGCTATGGGTTTATTGCGGACGATGGCGGCGGCCGGGACGTGTTTGTGCGCCAGGCCGATGTGCCGCCGGAGTGCTGGGAGCTGGGGCAGCGGCTGCGCTTTCGCGCGTTGCCGCCGATCAAGGGCAAGTCACTGTGCGCAACCGATGTGCGGGCAGAGGGGTGAGGGATATGCAGAGTGGAATCGAGTTGATTGCAGAGGAACGGAAGCGCCAGATAGACGTTGAGGGCTGGACGCCGGAGCATGACGACATTCACACCCATGCTGAGATTGGCTTGGCGGGGCTGAGCTATGTGAGCGTGGCCGCATCGCAGGTACGTCTGCGAGACGGCTGCATAACTGAGACGTTACCTACTTATTGGCCTTGGCATCCGTCATGGTGGAAGCCGTCTCCTGATCCAATCCGCAACCTCGTCAAAGCTGGGGCACTCATCGCTGCGGAAATTGACCGGCTCCAACGCCTGAATGCAATGCTACTGGCAGAGGGGTGAGGGATGGCAGCGATGGCGCCGCAGATGGCATTGGACTTTACGGGGCGGTGGTCTCCGGCGCTGCAGGCGACTGTGGCTGCGGGGATGCAGCAGGCCGACGACCATGCGGCCCCGGAGTGGCGCCACCTGTTCGACGCCTGCCTGGTGGCTGTGGCGCGGCGGATGCCGGAGTTTACCAGCGACGATGTGCTGAACGAGATGGACCGGCTGGCGCGGCGGCCGCAGACGCACAACCTGTCGGCGATTGGCCCGGCGATGAAGCGGGCGCGAACGCTGGGCGTGATGGAGGCGACCGACCGGGTGCGGCGGAGCCAGAGGCCGGAGAAGCATGGCAACCGGCAGAACATCTGGCGCAGCCGGTACTACGGGAATGTTGAGTTTATTGGGCGAGGGAGCGATGTCTAAGCTGGGTTATTGTATGCCGTGCGGCGTGGAGCACATCCCGAGGGACGCAGTGGTGATGGTGGACGACGAACCGATGTGCGCGGCGCATGCCGGAGTTTACCAGCGACGTGGTGCTGAACGAGATGGACCGGCTGGCGCGGCGGCCGGGGTGAAGGTCCCGCCGCCAGCTATTGCAAGCACAAAACCGGCAGCGGGAGTGGATGGTGTGGGAAACGAGGGGAAGCGCATGGCGAAGAGACGGATCAGCGAAGGGGTTCGCGCCAAGGTGCGCGCGGAGTATGGCACGATGACGGACTCTGCGCGGCAGCGCAAATATGGACTTGGAGGTGGAACTGTAGCGTGGCTCTGCCGCGACCTGCCGAGATCCAAGAAACAGAGACTGGTAACAGCCACCCCAGCGGGCCGCGACGTCTCGCCGGCTGTGGTTGCGCGGCACAGGGCCCGGAAGAACTGGCAACACTGAGGCTGCCGGCCGCGGCGCTGGACAGGATTTGGAATGCGCTGGACCTGACGGATAAGGCGCGGGCAATCCAGTTTTTGGTAAGTGAGTATAGGAACTAGGATACGGCAAACATTCACGCACGACTAACCGCAAAGAATCGAGGCAGAACAATGGCATTGAAGAAGGCAGCAAAGAAGAAGGCAGCAAAGAAGACGCCGGGGCGGAAGCCAATATGGGAACAGTGCCTCGCCGGACAGCAGACAGGTAGTACCCTGCCCCCAATCGCCCCACCGGAAAGCGAACCCATGCCAAGGCTGACGATCAACGAGCTCATCGAGAAGTTGCAGGACGATGTTGACAGCGCAATCGCAGAGTTGCGCGGTCGCACGGCGCTCCTCTCGAACACTATCGGCGAAAACTAGATCCCAACCCGCAGCCGGCGGCGGCAACGCCGGCAGAACCTTTCTCATGGGCTACCAGATACTCGAGGGCGACGTGCTGGAGCGGCTGGCGGAGCTGCCGGACGGGAGTGTGCATTGCGTGGTGACGAGTCCGCCGTACTGGGGCCTGAGGGACTATAAGGTCGCGGGGCAGATTGGCCTGGAGGCGACACTGGCGGAGTACATCGCCAAGATGGTTGCGGTCTTCCGCGAGGTGCGGCGGGTGCTGCGCTCGGACGGAACATGTTGGGTGAATATGGGAGACTCTTACTCCAACGATACGAAGTGGGTCGGAAAGAGTGGGGGGAAAAACAACACGTCGGCCAACGGTGGATACCAGGGCCAGCGTGTAAGGCGTGGTGCCGACTGCGACCCAAAACGTGGAGATGCCGCACCAGGTCAGCCTATGCAGTCAATTCCTGGCCCACTGAAGCCGAAGGACCTGGTGGGGATGCCGTGGCGTCTCGCGTTTGCGTTGCAGGCGGATGGCTGGTGGTTGCGGCAGGACATCATCTGGAGCAAGCCAAACCCGATGCCAGAGAGCGTGACCGACCGCTGCACCAAGGCGCATGAATACGTCTTCCTGCTGACGAAGGCGGCGCACTACTACTACGACGCGGAGGCGATCAAGGAAGATTCGGCAACCAACGATCCGCGCAGACCGTACACGTCGCAGGGCGCGTGGGAGATGGATGGCAGACCTGTCGAACAGCGGCACGGCGGTGAGCCGCGCGACAGTTGGCATGGCAGCAGGTTTGAAGACGGCAAGAACCTCATCAACCATCCCACGGTAGGCAAGGTGCGAGCATTGGGTGAGAAGATGGAAGAGTCCGATGCCACTGAAAACCGCAGTGCCAAAGGTGCGGCGTTTGGGCGCGGCGCTGGATGGAGAGACGATCCGAACACGTCGACCATGAAGCGCAACAAGCGGTGCGTGTGGGAGATTGCGACCGAGCCATTCCCAGAGGCCCACTTCGCCACCTTCCCGCGCAAGCTGGTTGAGCCGTGCATCCTGGCCGGGACAAGCGAGCGGGGCTGCTGCGCGGCCTGTGGCGCGCCCTGGGTGCGGGTGGTGGAGAAGTCAGGGGGTACAACCGGAAAGGGCTGGAATGATCACCAGGAGGATGGGCAACGCGGGCGTCGTAAGCGCATTGCTGACCCCGCTGGTTATGGCGGCAGGATGCAGGACGCCTCACACGGCCGCCACGGATGCGAGCCGTACAAAGCAGAGACAACAGGCTGGCGCCCATCCTGCAAATGTGGAGCAGAAACGGTGCCCTGCACCGTGCTCGACCCCTTCAGCGGCAGCGGCACAACCGGCCTGGTCGCTGTGGCGAACCGTTCTAACTACATCGGCATCGAGCTCAACCCGGAGTACGCCGCGATGAGCCGCCGACGGCTGGAAGAGGCAACCGCGCAGGCGGTGCTGGTATAGGCAGGCAGGGAAGCATAACCGGCCCGGCGCACCGGGAAGAATGAGAGGAAGAAGATGAAGCAAACGATCCTGATTTTTGCGGTGATGGCGCTGCTGGCAGTTGGCATGGGAGCGCAGGCGCAGAACGTAACCAAACCGGCGGCTGCGGCAGCGGCAACCAAACCGCCCATCATCTCCGATGCGGTGAAGATGCGCTACTACAAGGCGCTGTCTGAGGCCCAGTCTGCGAACGAGCTGCTGCAGCAAGCCCAGCAGGCGAACCCGGCAAAGCAAATCGCGCTGCAAGCCGCTGTGAAGGAATTGATGGATGCTTGCGGCAAGGACTCCATCCCGCAACAGGGGCCAGACGGGTATCCCGTATGCGTCGCGGCGCCAAAGCCATGAAGCAGCAGGGAACAGTGGTCAGCATACAGGGCCGAGGTGGTCGGCAAAGCCCGCGCGGCATGGCACCGGGTGAGTTTGCGGGGTTTATCGCCGCCGCGGCCACCGCGATTCTAGTTGCCCTGCTGACGATCTTTCTGATGGGACTGGGCGCGCGCGATGCGCTGCACTGGCTGCTGGGACCGAAGTGGTAGGCACGATCGGGAGGACACGATGACGCTTGGCGCGATGGTTGGGCAGTTGGTTGGGATGGATGTGACGCTGGCGGAGATTGAGCGCCGGGTGAGGGTTGCGGCGGTGCGCGATGCGGTCGACCGCGAGAATGGGCACCGCGAACATGCTGCGCTGCGGCTGGGGGTGCATCGCAATACGGTGACGCGCATCCTGGTGGCGGCGGGGCAGCGCAAGCGACGGCGGCGCAAGCTGGGGGTTAAGCCATGAGGCCGAAGAAGCGATTGATTGTGGTCGATGACAATGCGCAGGCGCTGAGTGTGCGATGTTTCCTTCTGGAGACGCGCGGCTACCGTGTCGAGAAGTTTACTTCGGCGCCCGAGGTACTGACTGCCCTGGCTGGGATGCGGCCCGGCTCGGTCGATCTACTTCTTACCGATCTGCTGATGCCGGAGATGGATGGCAACGAACTGGTTCGCCGCGCCAAAGACCTGCATCCAGATCTGCCCGCGATGATTGTCTCCGGCACGGTACAGAGCTATGACCCCGCCGGCCGCGCCGATGCCTTCCTACCCAAGGGCGCGTGCTCGCCTGCCGAGCTGCTGGAGCGGGTGCGGATTCTGGTGGTGCGCAAGCGAGGGCCGAAGAAGGCGTCGATTGAGCGGCAGAAGGCTGAGTACAACGCAGCACAACGAAGGGCGGTGGCATGATGGCGACGAAGATCGAATGGACGGACGAGAGCTGGAACCCGATCCGCGGGTGTTCGAGGGTTAGCGAGGGTTGCCGGCACTGCTACGCAGAGAAACAGGCTGCGCGTTTCTGCGGACCTGGCCAACCCTACGATGGACTGATTACCTTCCACGCGAACGGAGAGAATGGCGGAACACTCTGGCGCGGCTGGAACGGGCAGATCATGTTTGTGGAAGAGCATCTTCTGGACCCGCTGAAATGGCTCAAGCCGCGGCGGATCTTCGTGAACTCCATGAGCGACCTGTTTCATCCGGGCGTGACGGACGAGATGCTGGACCGCATCTTCGCGGTGATGGCGCTCTCGCCGCGGCACACTTCCCAGGTGCTCACCAAGCGACCCGAGAGGATGCAGGCGTATATCGAATCGAGGAGACGGAGTACTTCTACCTCGACCAATGCGTCTCTTGCGATGGCAATGTGGGAGTTGCTTAGAAGAGACGGCAAGCACCCTTCTTCTTCGCTTCCAGAGGGATTCCGCTTCCGTGTGAGCGTGACCAACTGGGTTCACGTCAACGGCAAAGCCATCCACTGGCCGCTGCCGAACGTATGGCTGGGTGTGAGCGATGAAGGGAACCAACACCTGCGGCTCGATATACTCAGGCAAACGCCCGCGGCTGTGCGGTTCGTTTCCTTCGAGCCGCTGATCTTCAACCCCGGCGCGGTTGACCTGACGGGAATCGACTGGGCGATCTGCGGCGGAGAGAGTGGACCTGGCGCGCGCCCGATGCACCCCGATTGGGCGCGTGGGCTGCGCGATCAGTGTGTCGCCGCCGGCGTTCCGTTCTTCTTCAAGCAGTGGGGTGAGTGGAAGGGTGGTGATCAACATCTTTCTGCCGGTCACGGAATCAAGCCGGGCTCGGTTGGACCTGAGCGGGTGCGATGGTTACAGACCGACGGACGATCGGCCCCCTGTGGGAGCTCTCCAGTAGGTTTTGAACTCGGACCAAACAACCTTGTGACCCGTGTGGGCAAGAAGGCTACGGGGCATCTGTTGGACGGCGTGGAGTGGCACCAGTTCCCATCACCCGCCGGGAATCCCGATTTGGAGGCAGAGCATGGACGAGACTAAGGCGACAGAAGCGAATGTGGAGATGGCATTGGCCGATCTGCTGCGGCAGATGGCAGTGGCGCTGGTGGACGATCCGGCGCAGGTCTATATCCATGGCGTCCAGGACATCGGCGGCGCGCTGCTGCTGAACATAGACGTGGCGGAAGGCGATGTGGGCAAGCTGATCGGCAAGACAGGGAGGACGGCGCGCTCCCTGCGCACAATTCTGGGCGGGGCCGCGACGAAGATGGGTTTGCGCTGCGAACTGAATATCCAGGAGACGAAGGTCACGCGCCGGAACTTTATAGAACCACTTCCATCCACGGAGGATCTATGACGAAGACAGAACTGGACAGGCTGACGTATTCGATTGCCTACGAGGCGTCGGTGTCGCTGATTGAGGGATGCGGTGTCAACGTGACACGCGACGCGAACGGATGGCCTGGTCGACTTGTTGGGATCGACGAACCGGGCGAGTGGTGGGAGCTGCCGCAGGAGCAGGAGCAAACACTGAAGGATGCGGTGCTGTACCTGGAGACGCGCGGGCTGATGACGCGCTATCCAACCAACCCGAACTGGGTGAGCATCGCCGACGAGGACGAGGCGGTGATGGTGCTGTTGGACACGGAGCAGGCATAAACTGAGGGGAGAATGAGGAGACCATGGAAGCGACAGACAGGCAGTTGACGTGCAAGGCGTGTGGCAGCGAGTTTCTATTTACCGCAGGGGAGCAGCGCTTCTACAAGGAACGCGGGCTGACCAACGATCCAAAGCGGTGCAAGGCGTGCCGGGGCAGCAAGGGGCAGGGAACCGGGACCGGGCGGCGAATGGTGGAGACGGAGGCGCTGTGCGCGAACTGCGGCTGGCCGTCAATATGGTAAGTTGTACGGTGCCCTTTGTGCCGACGCAGGGACGGCCTGTGCTGTGCCGGGCGTGCTACAAGGCGGCGCAGTGATGGCATGGCTGGAGAGGATGGCCTGACGTTCCTATTGTGGGTGGCGAGAGGGCTGTAAAGACCGATAGTTGGAGCCAAGGCAGGGAGTTAAACCTTGGGCGGGGTCAGGCTTTCTCCGTGGGGCTGGCGGCTGCGATGGGCTCGAAGACGACCTCCTGGCGGTGGCGGTAGCCGAAGCGGGCGGCAAAGGATGGCCCGATGGAGCTTCGGCCGTTGAGGACGTTGGAGAGGTAGGCTGGCTTGATGCCGGCCCCGGCGGCCACCGCATTGACGCTGGAGGCGTTGCATTGCCCGCGCAGCCAGGCGCGAAAGGCGTCGGTTCCGGCGAGGATGGGAAGTGCTGGCGGGGCGGACGGAGCGCGTTCGGCGGTGCTTGGCATAGGTTCTTTCAGAAGGAGCTGCCGGCGTCGGCCCGCTCGAGTTCAAGTACGTTGACCAGGGCGGCGGCGCGCTGGACGGCTTCTTCCCGAGAGGGAGACGTTCGGGAGTAGATAGAGGTTGGCTGCGCCTCGCAGGTGTCGAGGTTGGCGCGCGCCTCATCGATCATCTTAATCAGCAAGCGTTCACGCAGGAACATTGGAGACCTCCATTACCCGTCAAAGTAACAATAGTATAGGATGCGAGAATAGTCAAGATAGTATATTCAGTACCGTGTTTTGCGAGGGGGATGTGGAAAATCTTCGTCGGTAAAAGGTTAGTATTGAGGGAGATGCGCGACTGATGAAAAGATATGCACCGCAGGGCTGTTGAAAGTGCTGTGGATGGATGTGGAAAGCAAGGAAAACAGGGCCCTGGCGGAGCGAGGCAGCTGGGATTTCCGCATTATGCAGAATGGTGAAATTGGTTTTTACACCCTTCGAAGCACAGGTAAAGCCAGTGTACTAAGGAAGATAGGCTGTTTATGCTGGTTTTCCATCGCACCTACGGCTACTACTGTATTAAGTCTCTCTCTTTAACTATAAGTCTTAACCGATCGTAAGGCACGAACCAGCGAACTGGGCGCGATGGATAGCTGCGACCTCACCGAGATAGCTGCGGTCGATGGTGGGGCAGGACTCAAACGTCAATCCTCGTTGGGTAGCATGATCGTTATGACGGGCTCGGCGTCGTCGCCTGGCCCACATACTGCTTTCAGCGTGACCAGTTCTTGTTTGGTCCTGTGGATGGCTTTGCCGTTGACGTGAACCCAGTTGGTCACGCTCACACGGAAGTGGATGAGCTGCCCACCATTGCGCGCAGCCAGCCGGAACATCGTGAGAACGTCCCAGATGCGACCGCTGATGTCTTGGCCGGCGGGTAGTTCGCCGTCAATCTCCGATACGGTCTTCTCGAAGGCTGCGATGGTCATTGCAACGGGGAACTTGATTCCAGCCTCCTCCACGACGTTCAACGGCTGCCCGAGGCGCTCGCGGAAGTGGAATGTGGAGCCGCTCAGGTTGACCAGTACGCCGTCCTCGATAGCTTCGGCGCGACTGTAGGATGAGATAACTTCACCGAAAAAGTCGGTCATTGGATTGGTTGCCATGATGTGATTCCTCTCTGTGTGTCGTGTTGCGTTGTGGATCTCGGCTAGGCTGCTACTAGAGTGCAATGGCGCGGTCGCAGTAATCCTGATCGGCGGCGTCTTCGTCGCGTTGGTCAGTGAAACCGTCAGAGATGGGAGCGGTTGTGTGCAGGTCATCCTCCACCCAGAGCACGAGGTCTTCGGGGCTTTCCACCTGGCCGGCGACGGGCTGCGGCATGTAGAGGCCGTCTTCGCCGGTGAGGTGCAGGATGCCGTCGCTATCGATGTAGACGATGCGGAACTCGGGGGCAACACTCTCCGGCAGGTGGACCCAGCGCAGGACCTCGCGTGGGCCGCGCGGGCCGCCGCGCTGCATTGCCTTTGCCCCGGTGAGGGCCATGCACAACTCGAATGGGACGATCTTCATTGGTTTCTCCGATCTGCTACAGGTTTGTCTTCGGCCAGAGTTCGGCGATCATGGGGAGGACGAAGGCGAGTGCGGTGGGGGCGGCAAGGATGATCATAAGCATGGGCGGGACCCTCTAATAATACCAACAAAGGTAAGATTAGTATAGTAGATGGGATGATGTCAAGTCCTTTTTTACACAGTGCGCGGATACTTTCTAAGTATAGACTTGTTCTGCTCCACGTGGAACAGGGGTTAGAGCCAAAATGAAGGCGTACTACAACGAGATCGACCCACTGAAGGCGGAGACAATCCGCGAAGCGATCAGGGCGGGCGCGATTGCGCCGGGAGATGTGGATGAGCGAAGCATTGCGGATGTGCAGCCAAGCGACCTTGTGGGATATACCCAGTGCCACTTCTTCGCCGGTGGAGGATTTTGGAGTCTCGCCCTGCGACAGGCAGGATGGCCAGACGACAGACCCGTGTGGACGGGAAGCTGCCCCTGCCCCAGCTTCAGCGCGGCGGGCAATCCGGATCGTGCGATGGACAACAAATCGAGGTTGGAGGATCAGGTATTTCTCTCGGTGACGACACCCTCGGCGAGGGACTGGAAGGACACTTCGGGGATGTCCGAGAGTGGCGTGGACCCGGATGGCTCGACCCGCACGAGGCTCGATCAGTTGCCGAGGCAGGCGCAACTGGCGGCTTCTGGGCCGACTGCGACTGGTGGTACGGGCGCGACGGCAAGTACAGGCCAATTGGACCCGGCCTACAGCCGCTGGCTCATGGGAGTTCCGCCAGAGTGGGACGGCTTCGCATGTACGGCGACGCGATCTGTGTCCCAGCGGCGGCGGAGTTCATCCATGCATGCCGGGAAGCGAAGCGGGAGTACCGGGAGTTGAGAGGATGAAAGCCAGTAACCAGGCAACGAACATCACGGTGCGGGAGTTCACGACGCGCTATCTGGCGGAGGTGGTGGCGCGGGACCGCAAGAATCCAGCGGCGGTGGCGCGCTATCTGGAGCGGGACGTGCTTCCCCGGCTGGGGCGGCTGCGGATGGACCGCGTGAACGGGCGCCATGTGCAGGCAATCGTCTTTGGCCGGAGGGACGCGGGCAAGCCTGCATCGGCGCTGGCGTTGCGCGGCGTCATCAAACGCCTGTTCGACTATGGGCGGGTGTGCCATGTGTGCACGTCCGACCCGGCGATGGCGGTGCCGCGGCGGTATGTTGGGCGGCTGCGCAGCCGGAGCCGCGTGCTGGGGGAGGATGAGCTGGGCCGGCTGCTGCGCGTGCTGGCGGCGGATGGCGGGCGCGGCGCGCAGGCGGTGGAGCTGCTGTTGCTGACGATGGTGCGCAAGGGGGAGTTGCGGCTGGCGCGGTGGAGCGAGTTCGACCTGGAGCGCGGCGAGTGGGCGATGGCGGGGGAGCGGACGAAGATGGACCGCGCGCATGTGGTGTACCTGCCGCCGCGGGCGGTGGAGCTGCTGCGGGCGCTGCGCGCGCGCCAGATCCCGGAGGTGGAGATGGTGCTGCCGATGGGATCGGCGTGGTTGACGCCGGCCGGGGCGTCCTGGCTGAATGGGCTGCTGCGGGTGTATGAGCGGCGGGCGGGGACTGCGCACTTTACGGTGCATGACCTGCGGCGGACGGCGTCGACGCACCTGACGGAGATGGGCTGGGCGGCGGAGGTGGTGGAGAAGGCATTGGGACATGAGCTGCGCAACGTGCGCGGGGTATACAATCGGGCCGAGTTTGCCGAGCAGCGGCGGGCGATGCTGGAGGCCTGGGCGGTGCAACTGGAGCGGCTGCGGCGGAATGGCTGAGACCACTTCGGGTTTTATCGGTTTTTGCCCCTTGACATCCGGTGGTTTAGGGTATTGACTGTTTTTCATGGGGGAAACCCCTGGGGGGAAGAGGGGGTGTAATCAATACCATCTCCCACCGCTCAGCGGCGCGGACCTGGCAGGCACGCAGGCTGCGGGGGCTCGAAGCCGATGATGGGCCGGGAATCCACCGGCCAAAACCACAGAGCAGCGCAGAAACAGGCCAGGAACCGGGGAGCGCATCCCGCCTGGCGCAGGCCAGCGGCCAGCCAAAGAGGGCCGCCAAGTTGCGCACAAAGTCTGGAGTGTCGATTGGCGCGGGCGAAGCAACGGCGTGACAACGAGCGCGTATGCGTGCTGCAGGGGCAGCAGACGCCGGCGGAGGTTCGCATGGTTGCGGGGCGGTGCTGCTCGAGGTCGCATACGCATACGACGATGGCGCGTGCCCGCGAGCAACTCGATACGGCCATGGCGCATTGGGAGGGGAATTGCCTGAAGCTGGAGTGTCCTCGGCGCTGGAAGCCGCGGATCAGCGGCGGGCGCGCGGCGGGCGCTGTGATGGTGTGGCAGTTGGTAGCATGAAGATTTAGCTTTGACGGTGCCGAGGAGTCGCCGTCTCAGCTCAGGCCGGCCAACAATCGCCCATTGGCGCTCGGCTACGGCCGGCAGGCCGGCCCTTGAGATTGGAGCGGTGATGGCCGACGATGGGAAGTGGGCGAAGGACGCATTCAAGAAATCGCACAAAGGGCGGTTGCATCGCGCGCTGGGGGTGGATGAGAACGAGACGATCCCAGAAGCGAAGATGCAGGCCGCGCCGCGCGGCGACCATGGCGCAAAGGTGCGCGAGATGGCGCAGGCATCGCACAACATCAACCGATGATCATCCCAGCGACAAAGTACATTCAGCAGCCGGAGACGGATCCGGAGCGGTTCGAGCGGGTATGCGCGGGAAAGCTGGCGCATGAGACGGAAGCGGCGGCGCTGGCGGCGGTGGAGATGGAACGGCAGGGCAGGATCCGGCACTGGAAGCCGGGCCGCAAGGAGCTGATGCAGCCGTACCACTGTGGCTTTTGCGGGAAGTGGCACCTGGGACATTGAGCGATGCGGGCAGGGCACTACCGGCGGATGGCAATACGGCGCAACCGGGCCGACCGGAAGATGCGTGGGATCCCGGAGCGGCGGCGGCGCGTGGCGCTGCGGGTTGAGCCGGAGGTTGTGGAGATACCCGAGTGGGCGCGCAAGCACGCGATTGCGGGGCTGACGACGGGCGAGGATTTTGTATGGCTGCGGCCGGGCGATGCGCGGCTGCTGGAGCAGATGGACCGCAGGGACGGCGGCGAGCCGGTAACGATCGAGGTTGAGTTCCGCTATTGCAAGGTGTGCGGCCGCCCGCTGCTGATGGACGACGCAGCCTCGCGTCGGCGGTTGGAAGAGGCTGGAGCTACGAGCTACATGCTGCCTTGCGGCGATGAATGCTACGAGGCGCAGAGGGATGGGCGATGGCGAAGACTGCGAAGGGCTGGATAAAAAAGGTTTGGGCAGCGGCGATGCTGGCGGTTGCGCTGGCGAGCTGCGCTGCGCAGGCTCCCTATGTGACGCTGATGGGGAAGCTGGCCGGATCGAATGGCACGCCGCTGCCGAACGCAACCATCAACTTTATACCCACCCAGCAGTTCTTTATCCCAGGAATCAACTCGACATTGCAGGTGGGCAACATCTACGGCAACGGCGTACCGAGTGGCGTTTGCCTGGTCAGTGGCCAATTCTACACGAACATATCAACCGTTCCGAATACAACGTGGCAGTGCATCTATGGTGTGTGGACGGCTATCACCAACTTTTCAGGATATTTTGTTCAACTAAACCCAACCGCGGACCAGACAATATCGGGAGCTTATGCGCTGAATGTTCCCGGCAAAATCAACGTGGGAACCTTGGTGGATACATCATTGCCGGTGACAACATCGGCTATCTGCCCAGATGGAACGGGTGGGGCATTCACCACGACGGGATGCGTATCACAGGCGGACCTTGCGATGCAGGTGGTGCCGCCGATCATCGGGCAGGTTGTGGTGATCTATCCCACGGTGAACACACCGGGGCCAGGCGGTGCGCTATTTTGGCATGATTATGGGCTATGCCCGAGTGGAGGTGGTGAACCAGGAGGTGGAGGTGCCTCCACTACAAACACATCAGGATCAGCATACGCATGTCCTTCCACATTCGCGGAGTTTTTTACCATGACCTGGTCGGGCTTCAGCCTGCCAAGCTATGTTCTTCCGGCCAATGTGACGGCCATCTATGCGACCGCTACCAGTTCATTCGCTGGTGGGGGAGAGTTTGTCGATCTGTACGCGATTATCCCCACCGTTGGAAACGTAAACCTGAAGCCCACAAACACCAACAATAACTACGCCATGCAGCAGGTGACGGCGCTTTATACAATCGATCCAACACTGATATCTGGAGCATCTTTTACGGCTGACATCTATGGACAAACTGGCAACCACGGAAAGATGAACATTGCCAACGTTGCGCTGATCGTCTACTACACCGGGACGCCGCCCCC